AATGTGATATTATTTTTAGGGGTTACATTTTTTACTTTTTTATATATAGAATATTTTTTTGTTAGAAAAAGTTGTCTAGTTGTCTAGATATATAGAGAAAACCCAGTTAGGAAGAGGGATTGGAGAGTTAGACAAAGGGTAGACAACGCTAGACATCGAAGTCAAAAATCGTTGATTTTTGCATTTTTTTATAAAAAATGGGGTGGAAAATGAAAAAAGTGGGGAAAAGATTTTTCTTGCCAAAAGGTGCCATTTTTGGCAATTTTAAAAAAATGAAAAATTTTAATTTTTTTGGGTGTTTTTTATCGAAAATTACCAAAATGGTACCAAACTAGACAAACTCGAAAAATACTGTCTAAATTTTCACCCCTCTAAAAATGTAAACGATTTGTAAATAAAAAATGTAAACAAAAAATTTTTTCACCCCTTACTTTACACTTTTAAAAAACTTTACAAAAATAGTGTAAACCTACCCCTTATTTCTTGTCCATAAAGCCGAATAAAGCGGCTACAACAGAGACTAATACTTCCAATACACCTACCGCACCACATAATGCGATTATTACGGCGCCGATTATTATACCTAATAATACTTCCATGTTACCTCCTTACTATACTATTATTATACCACATTTTCCCCCAAAAGTCTAGGACTTGATTTGGGGGAGAAGAAATGCGTATTCTTTTGTTTTAGTATTTTCCATATAAAGAACAGGACCCATATACTCTCTTTCACTTTCTCGTATTTCGAGAACGTCAGGGAGAATGATGTCGGCGATTTTCTTCATCATTCCCATATTTATAGAATGATTCTTGTCAATTTTATGGGCGTTTTGCATTGAGTTTAGGACATCGGGGTTGAGTTTTTCTTTCAATGTTATGAATGAACGTTCGAAAGTATACGCTACTAGCTCTAGATTTTGTTCCCCTTGTTCATCAACAAGAGGTAATTTTTCATCTTGAGTAAGATGAATGTAGCTACATCCGTTCGTGATGTAATTATTTTTGCTGATTTTGCCAGCAAAAGCTTCAATGTGTTTTGGATTTGTAGTTGTTTTGAAATATTTTTCCAAGTAAGACTTTCTTCTTCTCATTTTAATCCCTCCAATCTACCGGCTTATATCCTACGCCGATTAAAAATGATTCGTATAATCCGTTCAAGATGTTCCATCTAGCAGATCTGGTTCCTTTCAGAAGCTCGGTGATGTGGTTGGAGGTGATCAGTTTGATGAATCGATCCCTTTCCTCCTTGCTTAGACGATCCCACGTCCAACTGTTGTAGATCATTTGTAGGTATTCCTCTCTAATTTCTACTTTACTTTCCATATTTATCCCTTCCTTTCATTATAAATAGTAGTCAAGTAGTTCATTTAACTTCTTTTTTGTCATGTCTTTGTTCAAGTAATCGTAGTACCAGTTGCAGATGTCCCAGGCAGTATCGTATTGTGGATAGTTGCCTGATTCATTATCTTCGAAGTAATCTCTAGCCCAATCTAGCAGATGTTCTGCCCCAGATTTACCAGAATTAAGTTCTCTTTTGATGTTTTCTAATAAATGTTTGTCACTTTCAGTGTCGTCTTTCCAACAGTTGTATAAAAGTTTTGCCAATTTGTTTGTCATTATATCACATCCACGTATCGTTATAGACACGAATATATTCGTCTATATTTTGTTTGCATATTTCAATAGCTTCTTCCAAAGACTGTTGTTTTTTCGGTAATCCGAATAATAATTCTATAACTGCATAATTTTTGCATCGCATATAAAAATCATAACTATCTTTTTCCTCTATAAGATATACTATATAATTTCTTTTCACTTTGAATTGTTTAATAACATTTATTTTTGTTTCTTTCATATTAATCCTCCTTCGTTAATCATCAAGGGATTTGTCCCTGATGTCAAATGTTTCTACTAAATGCTCTGCTAATAATTCAATATTATAACATGGGTCTTCGGCTTCCTGTGATCCGAAGTGTGCTGCTATCCAATCTAAGATGGATTCTTCAACTTTCTTTTCCATTGCCATCTTCCTCCTCTTTATTTTCAATAATGTTTTCAATGTTCCCAATTAAACATTTTAGTTCATCGATGTCTAGTTCCTGACACATGTCCAGGATATACATAAAAGTATTGTCGTTATACATTTTAATCAATCTCCCTCATATCATCTTTATCCCAATAATCAATCGTGTAGCCCATAGCACAATCATAGTTAATCATTACGATCGAATCATCTGCGATTCCAGTTAAGTCTCTCAGAATTTCCATGAGTTCTTCATCATTTTCTTGCGTAAGCATTTGGTTGTGGATATCTGCTACCACATCTCTTTTGGTTCCAAGTAGTTTTTCACCATTATCATATACTACATTTCGCATATATCTTCCTCCTCCCATTCAGTCCAATAGGCGTCTCCTTTGTTGTATAGTTCTATATATTCTGCTTCAATCCAATGCTTGTGTAAGCATTCCTTACTGCAATAATACTCAAGACCGTCGAATATACAGTATCCTTCGGTCATTTCCTTGCCACATTCAGTGCATTTTCTCATTAATCATCTTCTCCTTCCTCATGCATTTCCTCGTTAATAAAGTCCTCAACGCATGCTGTGGTTTCAGAACATAGTTCGCAACCATCGTTGTCCATCCAGGCTTCATAAAAGTCATGTAATGTGTATCCTTTTTGTATTATGAAGTCGATTTGGTCGTCGCTAAGTTCATATGGTGCGTAAATTAGTTCATTTTTAATCGCAATTTCATAAGCGTGTTCCCATACTTCTTCAGCACCTTTTTGACAAAGTTCCATTCGATATTTAGACATTTCGTCATTGAACTTGTCAACTAATAAGTCAGTTTTTGTTTTGTCTGTCATATTATCTCCTCCTATCCTAATATAATATGTTTATCATGTGGTGCCACACTGTCGCTTGTGTGTATTCTATCGCTAAATATTTCTCCATCATATTCAATGGGTTTTTCAGCGTCAGTTATTGTTTGAGGTCCATACCATAGGTAATGATACCCATTTGCTTCGTCGTCGTCAGTTACCAAGACAGTATAGTCTTGTCTGTTCATTTGCATTTCATGTAACATCATTTTGTATAAATCTTTTACTTTAAGTGCTTTCATATTTTTTCTCCCTTCCTAAAAAGGACTACCTAATCAGTAGTCCTGATAAAATATGATAATTCTTCGCCTTTTAAGTTTTCTATCGCATAATCGTATGCTGTTTGGAATAATTCGGTGTATAATTTTGATATTGCTTGGTCTTTTTCACTCCATCTCCAGCATTTCCAGTTTAATGCCATGATAAGTTCGGTTAAATATTTATAATCGTGCTTCCATTCTTTAAAAGCTCTATTATAAGTATCTTTAATAGCTTCAGCCCCAAACTTATCAGCTATTGAAAAATCGTCATAAAAAGTTGTTATTGGTTCATAACCAGTTATTTCTTTAATATTCCAAGTTTCTATAGTCATTATTGCCCCCAACCATTTATCATACATTGTTCACAGATGTTGCTTCCATCTTCTAGATGTCTCATATAGTCGTCGTCCTTGTCATAATATTCTTCACATTGCTCACATTGTATAATCCTGTTATCGACGAATTCTTCAAATCTCATATATTCGTCGTCTCTCCAGTTGGATTTGTAATGTTCTACATACTCTGAGTATATTTCCCAAAGTTCTGCGACATTTTTCTTTGTAATTTCAACCATTAATCATCATCCCTTTCATTATTTGATGGTCTACTACTTAAAAATGTTAATTTTTCTGCTACAACGTTGATGTGTTGCCCTTCATTTTGCAATCTTCCTTTTACGCCGACCAAATCTCCTTGTCTACAATACTCCATAGCGTTTTCTGCTATTCCATTCCATAATATACAAGGTATAAAATCAGTTTCATATTCACCATCAGCGTTTTTATAACTTCTTGGTACTGCCAATGTTATAACAGCCTTTCTATTGTCCTCGCTTCTTCTAGGCTCTCCTGTTAATCTTCCTACTAAAACTATTTGATTCAACATAATCATTTCTCCTTTCTGAATCTCTCGTTTCACTTTGTATATACATTATATCATAAGTCAATGTTTTTTTCAATGTTAATATAAACTGTAGTTGCCATATTGACTGTATGATTTGTATTTGTAATTGTATCCATAGGTGTCTTCACCATAGTTGTATTTCCTCATTCTTTTATTGTATGGCATATAACTATCGTTTGAAAACTGTAAGTTATTGTCAGTTTGGAATGTTCCTATTGTATACAGGTTATCGTTCTTGTCTAAAATCGCGAATTTTGACCAACTTAAATCGTTTATTAGTTCGCGTTCAAATTTTCTTGCATAGAATTCTTTATCAAATCTATATCTATTATACATATATAATCTGATAAAGTTTTGTGTATCGTTTATATCGTGGCGTTGTTCGCTCTCTGTTGGCTTATAATCACTTATAATACCATTGTGTGCGATACCAACTTCGGCACTTGTGTGTTCTTTATGTAGTTTGCGGATACTTTTTGTTAACGCATATGGGTGTGTATTCTTCGCTGTATTGCTGCCATCAGTACCTATTCTACAATGAATTACTAGACATTTGTCTTTGAAATTGTCATATTTACGACATAAATAATGATATCTTGCCATAAACTTTGGCAAACCCATATAACCTTTGTCAATAATTACTCTACCATTATCGGTGTACATGAAACCAGCACCATCATGATTATTATTGAATGCTTCTTCAAGTTCACTATCTTTTGGTAGTCTCATTTTTTTGTTTTTTGCTATGATGATACACATATTAAACCTCCTCTATATTTTCTTGAATTGTAGGTATCTCAATACCTTGTATGAATACTTTTGTTGCGTCATTAATTTTAAGCAAGTTGACATCTCCTGACTCTTCAACTCTTCTTGATATTCTTTGAGTTGTTTTTATATTTCTCAATGTACTCTCTAGGTTGTCCACTGATGTATATAATGATGATATCAAGTCGTACGCTGATCGAGATGCCGTATATTTGTCTTCTTCTATTAAATTCGATCTTGAAATACCATTTATCAAGGATGTTAATTTCTCAATTATTTCATTTCTAATTTTCAATAATTGACTTGTATATGCTTTAATCAATCTTGTAGTATCGAATGGTACTGCAACACTTATCGCATCCACTTTTCTAGCATACTCGCTTATGAATTCACCTTTTGTAACTCTTGATAGAGTAAATCGGTCAATTCTATCATATGTTAATGCTAAGTTGTACAAGTTCAAGAAATATTCAAATCTTGCTATTAAAGTGTTTTCATTTAATGTTCCAACACTTTGTCTAAATTCAATATCATTTTTGTGTTGTAAGTTAATCGCAAGTGAGTGTTCATTTGCTAAACTCAATGCTGCTGATTGTAACCACTCAATAGAGTTAATGAACTCTTGTTTACTAGGGTTTCTATATGTTGTTATATCACTCGCATAACCTACGTTTCTACGACCACATATTCTAGCGTGTTGGTCTTTATATGTGTTAGTGAATAACCATATTGCACCAACGGCTTTTTCCCATCCATCCACTTTTGTAACATGGATGTGTAACCCACAACCTGTTCCATTTGATTGATTTAGGGAGTTTGATTTTAATCCTATACTTTTCAAGTATTTGCACCAATCAATGAATTCTTGTTTATGTTCTTTAAACCATGCCCAACTCATTGGTTGACTTATCCATTCATAATTATAATTTGCTGGTATACTTGAATCACTCGCACATATTACTGGGAACATAGACCAAGCTTTCTTCATTTGTGAAGGTGTCAAGCTAGATTCATTTTTTCCAGTTTCTAGTTCGAAGGAGAAGTATATAGGTCCTTCTCCTAAAACATAATCGTTCCAATTGAATTGGTCACGATATTCAGAATAACCATATCTCTTATTCTCTAATACATCTCTTAAAAATCTTTCCATAAAAATTATCCTCCTTTATTTCCTTGAGATTATATACATTTTTCCATAATGTGTAATGTCTTGTTGTTTTCATTTAATTGTTTTAATAAAATCTTGATGTAACTTTTGGCACCCTTTGCTTGTGCCTCGAAGATTTGCTTTAATAATTTAGCATTATCTTGTAATAAAAATTGTCTGAATGTCATTTTTCTTCACTTTCCTTTCTTAAAAAATTATTTCCATGACAATGAAAAAGACAAATGCCACTGGCATAAGTCTCCAGTATGTTTTAACTTCGTTGTATTGTTCCGGTGTATCATATAGGTATTTAATAATAAATTCGTCATATTTCTTTATCATTTCGCACCTACTTTCTTAATGAGACATACGCTTTTCTTGTAAATTGATTTACAAGATGCTCGGGAACTATTGTCTCACCCACATATGACCATATGATACCCAAATAATTGAAATGTTTTATTTCCTTTTCAGCAAATAACCTTTCAAGTTCCGGGTTCATTTCGTCAAGTTCTTTCTTGAGTTCTTTAAACTCCTTCCATTTTTGCGCATAAGTTTGCAAAAATTTTAAATCTTCGTTTTTCATTTTCTCACTCCTTTCTTTTGAAAAACATTTTGCGGTGTCTTTTGACACCACACTAAAAACTTTTAGGTACTAAAATCTTGATTTGAAAATTAGGGACTAAAAATCTTTAGTGTAGTGCCAAAAATTTTATTAAAAATTTTCTACACTTCAAACGTTCTTGATTATCAATTACCGGATACCTTAAAAAGTCGTTTGATAACCTATATTTATTCGTATCTCGTTGTCTTGTATTAGATACAAGTATAAACATAATCAAGTCTTAACTATAATAATATACTCATTTTATAGTGTGTTATTCCCACCTTATTTTCTTCGTGTGTCTACGCACTACTACTTTTTTCTATTTTTCTATTAGGTTTTTATTCGTGGGACTTGCCACTGAGGCGGTAGAGTATAGCGGACTATACTGGTTAATTAACTACCACCATATCAAGTTATTATGCTATAGTGTTTATAATATCATATACTTCACCATTAACATACAACTTTTTATTAATTTTAAGGTCAACTATAAATGGTGTACGTGTTGCCTTCAGTTGTTTAATATACTTATTTAATAACATTTTACTATCGCCAATTTGGATATAGTTCGCCCTTTGTTTTTTAGGGTTTAATTGTATCTTATTAATTGCGGATAGTTGGCGGCTTTTATCGTAAGCATCTAGCCCGTGGATATGCTTCGCCCTTGTAACGTTGTTAAGTCCAGCGATTAAAACTTTTTGTTTGTTTACGTGTTTACGCAAATTAAGGCTATCAATACAATATTTCGTGTAATTGCCAACTGTTGTATACTTTACATTTCCTTTACGTTCCACTGTTACCATTCCTTTCCCTTACAATTATAGTATACCACACCCCCCTATTAAAAACCCCCAAATCTCCTAATTAGATATCTCAGCAAATTTCACTCCCCCAACCACCACCTCATCCTCCCCATCCCCATCCCCAGCAGCAGCCACCACCAACCCACAACTGTCACCACCAATCCACACCTCTCTCATTCCCCCAACCCCCGTCCGGAAATTTCAACCCCCGAGCGGTTGTGTTTTCTTCTATTTTGTGTTATACTTATGCTAACGAATAAATAGCATAAAGTGAGGTATGTGATGAAGAACGTATTCTATTTCCAATACATTAACAAGATTGGTGGGATTGAGACGTGGTTCCATGAGCTTGCGAAAAAGTACAAAGATCATGATATAACGATATATTACAAAGATGGGGATCCAGAGCAAATTGCGAGACTTAGAAAGTATGTGCGTTGTGTGAGATATACAGGGCAACATATTGTATGTGATAAAATGTTTTTCTGTTTCAATCGTGAAATTATTGATAATGTGGAGGCTAAAGAATATAACCTCATATTGCATGGTGATTATAAAGCGATGGTGAAGAATGGGCAACTTTTGGAGAAATTAGTACCATATCATGAGAAAATTAATCATTATTATGGTGTAAGTCAAGTTGTATGTGATAGTTATGAAGAATTAAAGGGAATTAAGCCTATACTCGCATATAATCCTATAGAAAAACCTAAGCCACGGAGGGTGTTGAATTTGATTTCGGCGACGAGACTTACGAAAGAAAAGGGAAAAGAGAGGTTAGAGAGATTAGCGAGGATGCTGGATGATGCAAAAATACCATATATATGGACGATATTTACGGATGATGCGAATGCGATTCGGAATCCTCATATCATATATATGCCCCCTAGACTTGATATTATAGATTATATTGCGAATGCGGATTTACTTGTTCAATTATCGGATAATGAAGGATATTGTTATTCAGTGGTTGAGGCTCTTTCGGTTGGGACCGGCGTGGTGGTTACGGATATGCCGGTGATGAAGGAAATTGGTGTGGAACATGGTGTAAATGGGTGGATAGTAGATTTTGATATGCAAAATGTTCCTATAAAAGATATATATGAGAAAAAGCTTGAGTTTGAATATACGCCGAAGAGTGATACTTGGGGTGATATCCTGGAAAAAGGAGAATCAACATATCTTGAAGAGTTAGACTCTGTATATGAAGTAGAGGCTTTGGATGGATATAGGATACAGCATTTGATTGATGGTGAATTGGGATTCTGTCCCGAACCTGGACATAGATGGAAGATTACGTATGATAGATTACAAGTTTTGTTAGAAAGAAATTTGGTCAAAGTTATAAAGAAAATGAATAGGAAGGAGGCGGAAAGTGAGGATGAGTAATAAAGTATACGATATATTAAAATATATTGCGCAAATTGGTTTGCCTGCTGTTGGTACTTTATATTTCGCACTTGCGGGAATATGGGGATTCCCTTATGGTGAAGAAATCGTTGGTACGATTATGGCGGTAGATACATTCTTAGGTGTATGTTTAGGAATCTCTACGGCGAATTATAAGAAAAATCTTAAAGTCGAAGATAAATAGTTGGTTAAAAGGGTTGTTATGGAAGAATTGGTAGAAAAATTTAGAGAATATTTGGTTAAGTCTAAGCGCAGGGATGTTAAGCAGATAATGAAGGATCTAAATCTCCAAGAATATGAAGTATATGGTCTTTTGAAGATTCTTCAAGACAAAGGGATGTTGTTTGAGCTTATTGATGGTAAAATCGTTAAGATGAAGCCTGAGAAGAATAATGAGGTATATCAAATTCCGAATAATTTAGAGCATGTTAGTTTGTTGCTTATAAGTGATACGCATTTGTGTAGTAAATTTGATAGGCTCGATATATTGAGATACTTATATCAAGAAGCGGAAGATAAGAATGTTGATTATATTCTTCACTCCGGAGACGTCGTTGAGGGGTTGAGTGGAAGGCCGCAGCAAATATTTGAGTTAAAAGAGGTATCTTATACCGCTCAAAGAGATTATACAATCGATAAATACCCTAAAAGTGATATACCTACATATATGATCGCGGGAAATCACGATTTATGGTGGATAAAACAATGTGGTGCGGATATCGTCAAGGATGTATGCGCTCGTAGAGACGATTTGCATTATTTAGGTAGTGATTGTGAAGATTTAATGATAGGAAAGCTTCGTTGTCGTTTATACCACGGGGCAAAAGGGCAAAGTTATGCTAAAAGCTACCGATTACAAAAATACCTAGATAGTATACCAAGTGAAGAGCTACCACATATATTACAAACCGGACATATACATCAAAGTTTTTATATGAAACAAGGTAATACACATTGCTTTCAAACAAGTTGCTTGCAAGACTTGACACCTTTTGAAAGAAGTCAAGGTTATAATAATGATAAAAGTTGTTGGTGGGTAGAAGTGGATATGGATGATAAAGGAAATCCTGTTAATATAAAGCAAGAGCTTGAGACATTTGGTAATAAATTAGTAAGGAGAAGGAATAAATGTTAGTATTCTTCGTATTAGGCGCCTTATTCGGTGGTTTAACGATGACGGTGTTAATGGCGTGTTTTTATATAAGTAGTAGGGAGGAAAAAGATGGGGAAGCACAAAGACAAAAACGGCACTCAAAAAAGGAAATATGAGATGCATTTTGCTAAGATAGAAAAGTTTACTAAAAAGGGTAAAACTAATAAAAAACATAAAAGGAGATAGGAGGTGAAATATGAAAGGTTTAATTGAAGTAGAAAATAATGTTCTTAAAAACGGAATTCATTATGTAACAAGTGATTATAAAACACGAAATACTAAAAGGCCTACTCATGGTGGAATGGACATGGTTAGTTATAACGGGAAAAATACAACTACCGACTATATAGTTTGTGTATCTGATGGTGAAGTTGTAAAAAGCACTTATTCACCTTTAGGTGGTGGATATTGGGTAGAAGTAAAACACCCTAATAACATATCAAGTAGATATTTACACATGAAAAAGGGTTCAATTCAAGTAAAAGTTGGTGAAAAGATCGAAAAAGGTCAAGTTATTGGATATATGGGTAATACAGGTAATTCACACGGCGCTCATTTGGATTTTAGAATATTGGTAAATGGTAAAATAACTGATCCGTATCCATATTTGTTAGATGATTCCTTATTTGTGAATACTGAATATACGCCAGGGTTATATGTGACGCATTATAACTTATATGTAAGAACTGGACCGGGTACAAATTATGAACCTAAAAAAGTGAAAGATTTAACAAAAAATGGTAAAAAGAACGCAACAAGTAAAGATCCTAATGCTGATGCGGTATATAAAGAAGGTACTAGATTTGATGTATTGGAAATTAAGATGAACAAAACTCAAATATGGGGTAGAGGATATTCTGGTTGGGTATGCTTAAAAGGCAAAGTCGATTATTGTACCAAAATAAAATAAGCAGGTGTTATACTTGCTTTTTCTTATTGTAAAATATGTGTGAATATGATATAATAGTCTCGAAAAAATATCGCGTGATTGAGGAGTTGATTTATAAATGAAAGATTTTATAGTTCACGTTTCGTCAAAAACTAGTAAGGCTGAACCAGAGATAAGAACGTTGGCTGTTGATGGTGAAAATCTAATGGGTAATATTATATTTGATTTCGTCGATGAGTTTGTTGATGGTGTAGCTCGTTTAGAATGGGAACGAGAAGATGGTGTAAAAGATACTAGAAATATGACGAAAGTCGGCGAAACTTATGTATTACCGATTAAAAGTGCTATAACTAATGAAGGGAAAATAATTTTTCAAATTGTAATTGATAAGGTAGCTGTAAACGAGGAAATACCTATTTTCAAAAGCGAAGAAATTTATGCTTATGTTAAAAATTCGATTCGTGCTGAGGGAGAACAACCTGAAGAATTTCCAACTTGGATGGATGTTGGGAATGAAAAAATCGCTGAGATGGATAACCTTAATATTGAAGTAAATAAAGTCGATAATGTAACCACAGTTACATTAACTGATAAACAAGGTGAGCCGCACGAAACGGAGATTTATGATGGAAAAGATGGAAAAGATGCTAAAATAAACGGCGAAAATACCATATCAATAGAAGCTGGAACGAATATAAGTATAGAACAAGAAGATGGCGTATTAACGATCAATAATACTTATGATGATAGTTCTATATTAGACGATATTGAGAATTTAAAAAATGGAAAGCAAGATAAAATAGATGGTAATCATAAATTGAGTGCCGATTTAGTAGATGATACTAATACGATAAATAAATTTACGAGTTCGGATGAAAAATCTACTTGGAATGCGAAATATAATAAACCTAATTCTGGGATACCTAAAAGTGATTTGGCAAGTGATGTCCAAACAAGTTTAGGAAAAGCGGATACTGCTGTACAAAAAGATGTAAATGATTTAACAAATTACACAACCACTGAAGATATGAATGCTGAATTGAGTAGATTATTAGAAAACGTAATCGTTTTTGAAGAATAATGAGGGATGTTTATGAAATATATAATCATGTGTGCTGGTACTGGTAAAAGGTGGAATAATCATCTTGGCGTGCCTAAACATTTAGTCACTATAAATGGTGAGACACTATTAGGTCGCACAACTAGATTATTAAAAGAAAATGGTATAAGTGATTATATCATAACCGGTTGCGACGAACGCTATAAAAAATATGGTGAAGTAATAGAGCAAACGGATAACGATTGTGAAATAGATAGATTTGAGGAATATCCTACAGATGATGACATATGCTACCTATACGGCGATGTTTATTATACGGAAGAAGCGATTAAAACTATCTTGAATACCGATGCCGATGACATTATGTTTTTCGGAGGTAAATGGGAAATATTCGCAATAAAAATCAAAGATAAAGATTTGTTTTACAAACATAAACACATAGTTAAAGATTTATATAAACAAGGAATTATCGATAGATGCATCGGTTGGGAAGTATATAGAAGCCTGCATTGTATAAATTTCAACGAACATATTATATCTGAACGATACACTGAAATATTAGATGGTACTGACGATATTGACTATCCGGAAGACTACGCAAATCTTATACAAAATGCGGTTTGTAAATAATATTGTAAAAAACGCATAAATGTGATATAATAGTAACGTGGTATGAATCAACGGCGTACCACTTCATCCCTGATCCAGAGTGTATTAACTCGCTCTGGCTTTTTCAGACAACGGGATGAGATGGTGTCATTTAGCACCATCTTTTATTTTTGTCAAAAATGTGGTATAATACCCAAAGGAGGATGAATATGCAAGAGCCAGCTTTACCGTTGAGTCTTAGAGTTAGAGAATTAGAATTGCAAGGTGGTGCAGAATCTTTCTTGGCACAAGAAGAAGTATCCGCATATAATGCAACTATTGTGAATTCAGCATTAGCTCGAAAAGATTCAAAATTAGGAACAGTAGAAGAAGTTGAAAATAGAATAATTGAATATTTTGATATATGTGAGAAAACGGCGCAATTACCATCTATAAAAGCAATGTCTTTATATATTGGTGTACCTTATAATACTCTTAAAAAATATTTGAATGATCCAACATCGCGATACTACGATGTTTTATTGCGTGCGCAGGATGCTTGTCATGTGGTGATTGAGAACGCCGCTCTTAATAATAAAGTTAATCCCGCGACATATATGTTTACGGCTGCGAATTTCTACGGTATGAAAAACACACAATCTGTCGAAATAGGTAGAAGTAGTGCTGAAAAAGATTTAGCAGCATCTCGTGAATCTATAAACGCTTTAAAAGAAATGATCGAAAGAGAAAGACGAGGTACTACACCAGATGGTGCGATAGAGGCTATTTTTAAGGAGAAAACTAATGAATAATACCGAAGAACTTAGTCTAGAAATCGAAGAGCTTTTAAAACAAACTCCCGACAATATGAAAAATACACAACAATATATGGCTTGTGTATATTCTTTAATGTGTGCATATGAATCCGAAGGTAAAATTGATAATGCTATAAAAGTGGCAAAAGAAATAATTGATAAAAGTGTTGACGAAGGACTGATTTTTGATGAGCAACTTAGGACAGCATATGATGTACTTGCTCGTTCAGGTGATTTCGAAAGTTATTGTATAGCACTTGAATGGAATAGACCTATGGAGAAGAAATTCTATCTCCCACGTGCTAAAATTCTTAAAAAACACGGTGTTATACAAGCATTTCAAGATTTACAAGATGACAAATTAGATTTACTCGTATTAAATATGCCTCCAAGAGTTGGAAAATCAACATTATCGTTGTTTTTCTTGACTTTTCGCGCTGGATTATATCCTGAACAATCTATCCTTGGAAATGGACATAGTACTTCACTTACTCAATCGTTCTATAAAGAGTTTTTGAATATTGTAGAGTCCGACGAATATAGATACAAAGAGATATTCCCTAGAGTTGCTGTTACAACGAAAAACGCTGAGTATTCTTATTTAGATTTTAACGAAGATAAAAGATTTCATACCGCAATGTTCCGTTCAGTCGAAGGTGGTACTACAGGTCTTGCCGAAGCTAGCAATTTGCTGTATTGCGATGACTTGGTAAAAGATGTTGAGCAAGCGAATAGTAAAGATAGGCTTGATAAACTTTATTATTCTTATACAGCGACTATAAAAGATAGAAAAGTAACGAGAAAATGCAAAGATGGAGTATATAGACCTTGCCCAGAACTTCATGTTAATACACCATGGAGTATTTATGATGTTACTTCAAGAATTGTCAAAACTGAAATACAAAAAGGTAATAATGATAGGACTAGAGTCATATCAATTCCTTGTTGGGATGAAAACCACGAAAGTAATTTCTTATATGACTGTGGGAAAGGTTTCGATGTAAAATATTATGAAGATATGCAACTTGCTGAAGATCCTGTCATCTTTAGTGCGAAATACTTAATGAATCCGATCGAAAGAGACGGCCATCCATTTGAGAAAGAGGCTCTTACATATTTCACAGAACTTCCAGAAGGCAACCCTGATAGAATTGTCGCTTATAACGATGTCGCACACGGCGGCGATGACTATATGTCAATGCCTGTGGCATATGTTTATGGCAGAGATGTATATATAAACGATGTATTATTTATCCATAATTTTGACGGAGATTCTTATTCAAGACCGATGGTTTGCCAAATGCTAATGATAAACAATGTTGCTAAATGTGGTTTTGAAAAGAATAATGGTGGTGATTTTTATTCAACACTTATATCACAAGATTTGCGAAAAATAGGATATAGGTGTAATATTACAGCACATAACGCGTCAACAAAATCGTCAAAACTTGATCGAATATTATCATGTTCTGAAGAAATTAAAGGTACTAGTACTTTGGAAGGTACTTTTAGAATTTATTTTAAGGACCCAAAATTGATTAGAAACAACTCGCAATATATGACCTTCTTACAAAATCTATGGAATTGGAGTCAAAAAGATGGTGCTATTCAAAAAAGACAACACGACGATGCGCCGGATAGTCTAGCAGGTTTGTTAATAAATGTGTTGGGAAAACAAACTAGGGGTTCATTCAGACTATATGATATTAGAGAGGCTGGTTATTAATGCTTGGTGAAGATACATTATTTCTCACACCAAATGGTTTTGTACCTTTGAAAAACTTAAAATTATATGATGAGGTATTAACGGCATACGGGACATTTGAGCCGGTTGTTGCGCTTAGCGAGTGGCAAAATGTTACACTTGATTATAATATTGTACAAGCTAGTACAAATGAGTTTTTTCTTTGCGATGATGATGTAATGTGGATAGTTTATGATAAGTATCTAAAAAATCACGGAAACATTGTGTTCTCTGATGAATTGTGTAGCAAAAAATGTGGTGCTAGCAACACAATGGATATTGCGCAATGTAAAAACGCGATTGTATATAACCCTTATGATTATTGTATTGTAGTACCTATGGGTATTCCTGAAGAATATTTGTTATCAAATAGAGCGACACGATTAGAATGTTTCGCGGGACTTATCGATTCACCAATATGCGAAATAGGAAATGTGAGAGGCACATACAATTTCTATACTAAATATTATCCTTTGGAAAAAGGTATTGTATCTTTAGCAAGATCTTTGGGATATGTTGTATATTGTGATATTGCAAATGACGTAACATGTGTTACCGTACATATTACATCACATGAAGAGATTCCGACAAGAGATGAATATAAAAGATTAGCGTTTTCTTCTAGATTCAGAAATGTTATGAAATATAAAAATGTAAAGAAAGTGTCGAAAATTGTAAATAAAAAGTCTAGAAAAGTGTCAGTAAATGGCGGAAACGCCGTAATCGGTTACAGTTTGTTACCAATAGTATGTCAATTTGATAAAAATTAAACAAAAAATTGACATTTTTTCGCATTTATGATAAGATTATCTTGATAAATACGGACAGGTGGTGTGCTAGTGTGACTAATGATGCGCAAATAGTTGATGAATACACTAATAAAAAATTACCGTTGAATTATGGTCGTCAGAGGATAATTCTAGACTATAATGAAGTAACACCTGATAATTTCAAAGAAGTATTTGACAAAGCGCTACCTTTCTTTTTATCGAATAAGCGAGATTGCGAATATTTGATAAACGTTTTCTTAGGCGACCAAGATATTTTAGATCGTCCTGCGCCAAATACATCAAATATAAACAACAAAACGGTAGTTAATTATGCTTTTCCAATTACTCGTGAAATTGTCGGATATACTTTTGGCAATCCTTTTGAATTAGTTCAAAAGAATAATGATAAACAAAAAGAAGTACAAAAGTTGAGTGATATTTGCGATTATGAAAATAACTATTCGGTCGATATTGAAACAGCGATGTACTCTTCAATATGTGGTTTTGGTTATGAATTAACATTACCAAGTACTGAAATTAGAAAAGATAATACTCCGGAAATACCATTGGTTATAACATTTGTCGATCCTCGAAACGCGTTTGTAGTTCAAAGTACAGCACCGGGGCATCCTCAAATAATGTCATGTATCGTGGTTACCGATTCTTATAATAATGTGATAAGATATATGGCTTTCACGGACAACTATAAATTCTCTTTCGAAAAAGACAGTGATGTTATTCGTGTTGAAAATAACCCGATTGGTTTAGACCCATTAACAATGGTAGAAAATTCATTGTTGTTGACAGGAGACTGGGAACAAGCGTTATCTGTAATGAACGCTTTAAATCAAATTACAAGTGACTCGTTGAATGATGTTGAAGGTACAATCAAAAGTTTACTTGTAATACTTGGCTCTGAACTTGATGATAGTGATACCACCATTCGAGATATTAAAACAAAACGTTTATTATCTTTAGCAAATGGTACTCAATCAAGCGGTACATTGGATGCCAAATTTATATCTCCGAAATTGGATAGTGTTGAAGTAAAAGAAATTAGAGATTTCTTAGACAAAGCCAGAAACATTATAACTGGTGTTCCAGATAGGCAAAACGATTCATTAGGTGGAGATACTGGTACAGCCGTTATCAATAGAAATGGTTGGACAGACATTGAAATTGTGGCAAAACTTAAAGAACTATTCTTTAAGAAAGCTAAAAAGAAACAAGTTGCTGTATCTCTAGCGATATTGAAAAAATTAGATTTGATCCCATCCGACTTATCAGTCATGGATATTGATATATCATTAGGTAGAAATACACTTGATAATTTAAGCACCAAAGCAACAGCATTTGCTACATTAGTAGGAACCGGTGAATTAGCAACGATTGATGCATTAGAATTCTCAGGCTTAACGAACAGAACGAATGAAGTAGTTGCTAGAGGAGAAGCTGCTAAAAAAGAAAGAGAAAAAGAAGAAAACGAAGGTAATTCCAACGACGAAAATACGCAAGTAGAATAGTCGTTGTTAATTATAAATTTCTCCAAACAGTAGGAGATTTAAATAATTGCTGTTTGTGTTCGACAGAGAAGTCGTTTAATCACCACAAAGAAAGGAATCGCAATGGATTTAAAAACATTACTTGGTGAGGCATATCACGATGGTATGACTACCGATGAGATAAATACCGCACTAAGTGGTATGAAACTCGCAAACTTATCTGACGGAAAATACGTAGATAAGAATAAATATGACGCTGACATCAAAGCCAAAGACGACGCTTTACAAAAGAAAGCGGCAGAATTAGCGGCTAAGATGACAGATGATGAGAAAGCTGCTGCTTCGGCTGCGGAAAAAGATGCCTTGATTGAATCTTTAAAGGCTCAATTATCACAAGAAAAGATGGGAAGTAGTAAATCTGCTGCTGAATCAATTATGGCTCAAAGTAAAAGTATTTTGGGTATAAAAGATGATGACAGTGCTTACAATTCTTTCATATCAAGTATTACTGGTGAAAATGTTGAGTCAACAAAGACTTTGGCAACATATATCAATAAATTGATAAATGATAGCTATGAAAAAGGCAAAAAAGACGCAACTAAAGATGGTCTTGGAGGTTTTTCTAAAGACATAAAAGTCGGTGGAAGCCAAGACGGTAAGAAATCTGACAATATTGGTACACAATTAGCCAAAATGTCAGTTGGAAATAGTGCTAACTCAGATTATTATTTTAAAGAAAAATAAAGGAGAGGAGAAAAATCATGGCAAACATGGTAAAAACCGTAGGAACATACGGAACTAGAAAAACTATCTTAATTGGACAAGAAAGTTACTATTTAGCTGTTCCTGTTAAAATTACAGGAAGTGCTAACGCTACTGTTAAAGCCGGTGAACCATTAGCTGGTGACTTAACAGATAGAGGTACTGCTTTAACAGTTAGTACATCAAGTTCTGTTGGTGTTAATTTACATGATGTTGTACTTGACGCTGATGGAAAAGGTAATGCTACATGTGTTGTTGTTGGTTGCATAGATGTTAAGAAAATTGATTCTACTGTTGCAACTCATATCGGCTCTGCTTCATTACCACATATTATTTTAGTAGAAGGGAGTGCATACTAATGAGTATATTTGATTTAGTTACTGCTGCTAATGTTGTAGCATATTGGCTTGAAAAAAATGTCAATGAACAACCATTATTAGGTGAAACATTATTCCCTTATCAAAGAGAAATTGGAATTAAACTAGATTGGATCAAAGGTGCTGGAAATCAACCAGTTGCATTAAGATTATCTGCATACGATTCTAAAGCAATTCGTAGAGACAGAGAAGGCATTACTGAATATACAACTAAAATGCCATTCTTCAAAGAATCTATGTATATTGATGAAGAATTAAGACAACAATTAAATTTAGTATTGGATTCAAATAAATCTGGTATTGTAAATTCAATTCTTGCTAAGATATTCGATGACCAAATTAAACTAATCAACGCTGCTAAAATTTCACTAGAAAGAATGAGAATGGAAGCTTTAACAAGTGGTACAATCACATTAGCAAGCAATGGTCAAGCATACGATTATGATTTCGGTATTCCTGAAGATCAAAAATCAGAAGTTACTACTTCTTGGTCAAATACTAGTGCAGATATCATAAAAGATATCAATGATATTGTACAAGCAATGGCTGCTAAAGGTGTTAAAATTACAAGAGCTGTATGTAATGCTTCTGTAGTAAATGACATCATTAAAAATAACAATATTAAAAATCAAATCTACGTTTTAGCTGGTGGTAACATCGCAAGTATTAGCGCTACTAAAGCATTAGATTTCGTTTATCAAGAAACTGGTGTTCGTTTCTATCAATATGACAACGTATATGTTGCAGAAAATGGAAACGCTACTAAATATGTTGCTGATAATACAGTTGCATTCTTACCTGATGGAACTTTAGGTGAAACTCACATGGGTGTTACTCCAGAAGAATCAGACTTAAATGCACTTGGAACAGCAAATGTAACAGTATTACCAAATGGTATCGCCGTTACTACTTACGGAACTGAAGATCCAGTTAACGTAGAAATGAAGGTATCTATGGTTGGTATGCCTTCATTTGAAAGAGCAAATGAAGTTTATATTCTAGATACTGAATATAATTCAATATAGGATAATGGTGTAATATGATAAAAATAAGAAAAGAACATACTGAATTACTTGTTACCAACGGCCAATTTGAAAATTTATACAAAGGTCTTGGCTTCGAGATAGTACGCGACAATAAAGAAGTTCCTAAACCAGTTATTGAAAAACATGTTGAAAAACCTGTTGAAAAACCTGTTGAAGAACCAGTTGTTAAGGAACCAGAGAAACGTCAAAGTTTCTCTACAAAGAAAACGAAAGGATTGAAGTAACGTGTTATATAAGATAAATGATAAGTTTTATATCAAAGTGAACGGTTATTTCGTTGAAGTCGTAAAAGAAGTAGGTCCGAACAATGATATCATATTAAAACCAACCGAAAATAAAATTGAATATAGTAGGAATATCGCTTATGAGATTGCCAAAATGGATGACATGGAGGATCCTAAAAAAGTCGAAATAAAACCTACTAAACAATCAAAATATAATATGTCTAACAGATTTAACTAGAAAGGTGGAAAGACGACAATGAAAACAATTGATGTATTAACCGACGAATTACACGCGGTGCTAGATGCTTACGAACCCGATCTAAAAGTAGACAATACTATTCTAGAAATAGAAATACGTTCTGCGATCGGTGCTATCAATCGTTGTCGTCGTTTCAAACCATCTGGTGAAACATTATACGATGAAGCATATGAAGACAAAATCATACCTCTTGCGATAACCGGTTATTTGAAATCCGGCGCAGAGGGTGAAACGTCCCATTCTGAAAATAACGTTACACGACAATATGGAAATGGCGGAAAATATCCAAAAGAAATGCTCGCGGATATAGTTCCTTTGGCTAGGTTTAAGTGATATGATAAGCTTACTTAGAAATAAAAGAAAACTATATTTGTGTAACGTTTCTTTAGATAATGGGATAAAAAAATATGCTGCGCCGATAAAATTATATGAAAACTATCAAATCACTAATACCGAAGCCGACATTACTAGATATGGTTTAGATTGTGACAATCATATTAGAATAAAAACTAATATAAACCATTTGAAATATTATCATGTTGGCGATCGGTTGTATATAAACATTGTTCCGCCATCAACTTATGATGAGTATTGCAAAACCGCTGATTATGAAGTTGAAAAACCTCCTAAAGCATCTTTTAACGAAGTAGAAGTTATGTTAAGAAGATTAGGTGGTAGATAATGGGTAAATGGAAAGTTCAATTCGGTAGTAAAACCTTTGATACGCTTATGAAAAATTCCGCTAAAGCCGTTACTGAAATGAACGATGTGTTTCTTAAAGAAACTTGGAATACGGCGTTAAAAATGGTAAAAGATTTGGATGCCGCTTATGACGAATATATAGATGATGCTAAACATTGGGATATCGATGATGAACAAGCTGATATATATAATCGTAATGCACAGAGTTATCATCAAAACACTCGAGATATAATAGGTGACGATGGTGAATTTAATGCCTTGAGAGGGACTAATACAGCGATTAAAGCATATGCCACATACAGTAAGAAAACGGGATTGATTACCGTTGGTGTTACCGGTCCCGATATATTGTATATGGAATATGGTACTGGAGATATTGGTGAATCCACAGAAGATCCGGAAGCAAGAAATGCTGCGACTGATATCGATTTAAAAGGGTATAACAGTGGTCCTATGATTAGGAATAAAGATGGTTATAATTATTGGACATATCATAGTTCAGTACACTTCGGTATGCCTACAGGTGCTGTAGTATACAACACTTTTAAAGATTATAAGAAAAACATAGCGAATACGACGAAATCAAAGATCAATACGTATTTGAAATCCGTTTATTCTGGAAAGGATATAAAATGAATGATGAAACATTGTTAGATCAATTAAAAGAAGATTTACAAGCATTATTTTCGGAAGATGAAGATTATGGTGATTTGGTTGTAAAAACGGCTTACGATGGTAATTATGATATATCATATCCTTTAGTAGTCATTAGAGAATTAGATAATTACGATAATAGTGAATTCTACGATGGTAAAGAACATATCGTTGATGTCGCGTATCAATTTAATATATTGGCTGGTCAAACGGCTACATTGAGCGCTGAAGAAAATGTTAGAAATATTATAACAAAAATAAGAGATTTTATGCGAGGTGAACGCTATCACGCCTTAGAAAGATTAGGTAGTTCACCGATAGTTGTATCAAGAAGTGATAGAAATATAATGATCGGTTTTATGCGATATGAAGGTTGCATAGATATCGATACAAATACTATTTATAGAAGGAGATAAAATGAAAAATTTAATAAAATTAAATACTCACAGATTTGCAATCAATTTATCAACAGCTGGTATTTTTCTTGCTTATGCTGCTGAATCAACTGCTGGTACAAGACCAACTGGTGCATACACAAAAATAACTGGTGCTAAAAGTACACCTAGTTTGAACCCATCACCAGAAACTCTTGAAACAACAACTTTAGATGAAACAGAATACAAGACTTATATCGATGGATTAAAGGATTTAGGAGGTGCATTAGAGTTTACATTCAACTTAACTGAAGAGTTAATTACTCAATGGGGTACTTTGATGACTACTTACGAAACTGCTAAAGCAGCAAATAAATCACTTTGGTTTACAATTGTAATACCTGGTTTAACTAAATCATTCTATTTCACAGGAAATCCAAGTGAAATGGGATTACCTGAAACATCTGTTTCAAGTGTACTAGAAATCACAAACTATATCACACCAACAAATGCACCAGAATCATATGCTAAACCAAGTACCTATACATCTGTTTAGTTTTGTGGTATTATATAAATAAGGAAGGAATGAAGAAAAATGAACACAAAAGTTGAATTAGAATATCAAGGTATTAAGTATACGCTTGAATATTCGAGAGCCGCTATTAAAATACTTGAAGCTAATGGATTCAAAATCGATGAATTCTTAGAAAAACCAATGACAAATATTGAATTGGCTTTCCAATGTGCTTTTATCAAAAATCATCCAAAAGTTCAAGTTGCGACTATCGGTGAAATACTCGATCAATGCCCTAATAAGAATGAATTAGTGTTGACTCTCAAAAAAATGATAGACGAGACATATGATTCACTATTAGCAGAACCTGATAAGAAAGACGATGAACCGGGAAACGTAGTCTGGAAGACAGTGGACTTATCTCCAAAGAAAAGTCCGAAGTAGAGTCTGTCTCCCTAACTAAGATATTCGAAGAACAATGCCCAATATATATGTCATATGGAATGAGTTATGACCAATTCTGGTATGATAGCCCATATATAGCGAGGTTCTACAGATTATCTAAAGAAATCCAGGCTAGGCAAAAAGATGAAGAATTTTGGATGCAAGGCGTGTATATTTACGAGGCTCTTTGTAGAGTATCTCCGGTTATGCACGCCTTTGCCAAATCTGGAACAAAACCTCTACCATATTTAAAAGAACCTATTCTAATGACACAACATGAAATGCATGAGGAAACGGAAGAAGAAAAGGAACAAAGGATTAAAAACGAGAGGTTAATAGCGCAAGCGCATTTTACTGCTTGGGCTAGAGCCACCGCGAAACATTTTGAAAACAAATCGTAGGAGGACGCTTTTTATGATACTAAATATTCGAAGATTTGTGACTGCCGATTCTGTTGACTTAAAAATTGTCACGGATGCTGACCCAAAAGGTCTCAAAATAATAAGTGACGAAGTCAAAAATATAAACACACAAATCGAATCTACTGAAACACGTTTTGAAAATTTACAAAAGACTATAAACACCATAAACGCGGAAACACCTTTAGAAGAACTAAAAAAACTAGCATCAAGCATGAAGGGTGTATCAACCCGTCGACAAACACTCCAAAAAAGAGTGTCTGATTTGCGTGAAAATAAAGGTATACTTAATTCAGACAACAAATCTGGAATAGCGAAAGCGGCTAGGTCTCTTGGTATCTTGCGAAGTCAAGAAACACTTTTAAAAGAGTCATCAGCATGGACAGACTTAGAAAAAACAATAAATGCTACGGCGAAAGCACAAAGAAACAATGCCGATGCTAGTAAAGAAAACGCAAAAGCATTAGAAGAAGTCGGGGATGATGGAAAAAGGACGAAAGATGTTGTCGCTAGTCTAGAAAAAGGATTTCGTTCATTAGCATTAGTTAAATTGACATATTTATGGCGCTCTATAAGAAGAGTGTCTAGTACACTTGTCTCTATGGTAGAATCGGCCGCAGAATATGAAGAATCTTTAAATTTATATCGCATGGCATTGGGTAGTTATGCTGAAGAAGCCAACAAATGGGCTACTAGAATAAGTGATGCGTTATTGCTTGATCCGAGTGCAATAATGCAATACACTGGTGCATTTTACAATTTGACAAAAGGTCTTGGTGCTACAAGTAAAGCCGCATATACAATGGCAACAAACTTGACACAATTAACATATGATATGTCATCATATTTGAACATTTCTGTCGAAGCCGCGAATCAAAAACTACAATCTGCTATGAGTGGACAAGCGAGAGCGATACAAGGTGTCGGTGTTGCAATTCAAGCAGCGACATTACAAGAATTGGCTCATTCACTAGGTATCAAAAAATCAGTTAGTGTAATGACTCAAGCCGAAAAAACATATTTGAGATATATTCAAATTATGAGAAGTACGAAACAAATGCAAGGTGACTTAGGTAGAACCATGATTACTCCTGCAAATGCGATTCGTATATTAAAAACACAAATTAGTTTATTAGGTCGTGCAATAGGACAAGTATTGACACCAATTATTATGAACGCGATTCCTTATTTGATGGCGTTTACAAATGCTTTAACTAAATTGGCTAAACAATTAGCTGACTTATTAGGTTATAAAATCGCAGATATCGACTATAGTAATGTAAAATCGGCAGCGGATGCGTATGATGATTATGGTGATGCCGTCGAAGGTGCTGCCGGTAAAGTGCGCAGAAGTTTGGCACCATTTGACGAATTGAATGTTGTTGAGTCAACATCAACCGGCACTGGGGTTGGTGAAGACACTGTTCTTGACCAACTGGAACAATATATATCAGGTTATGACATGCTTGAAGACTATACCGACGCTTTAAAAAGAAAAGCGGAAGCATTAGAACCTGCTATCACAGGTGTGTTAAAAGGAATTGGTATAGCATTCGGTGCTTTTACAGCATATAAGGCTGTAACTAAAGTTCAAAAATGGATAAAAGATTTAAAAGACAATAAATTAGTCAAAGCACTTAAAACAAAACTATTACCAGGTATCAAAAGTGTAATAGCGAAGACGGGAAGCGATTTCGGAAGTTTAGCGAAAAATATCCAAGGTGCTTTAGGACCTCTCGGTAGTGTTGTTGGAGTGCTTGGAACATCAATCGCTGCTTTTAAATCAACCGGTGATATTATAAAGAAGACGAATCCGGACTTACAAAATCTTAATGCACAAATCGCAAAAAGCGCTGCCGTTGGTGTTGGATTAACCGTTGTTGGTGGTTTATTAGGTGGTATACCTGGCTTAGCTGTTGTTGCAGCAGCATCGTTACTTGGTATATCTGATGGCTTGACACAAGTTTATGATGATTTCGCTTGGAAAGAGGGATACGACACATTATTCGACGGTGTTGGTAGATCTATCAAATCGTTGGAAGATCAAATGACCGATTCATATTCTTATTTTGAAGGTTATATAACAGAACAACAAAAACTTGCTGATAATGTTGATATTGCTAAACAAAGTGTAACTAATGCAAAAGAACAAGTTAAATTGCTAACAGATGAGTTGGAAAGACAAAATACTGAACCAACGCAAGAACAAATAAACAATTTAAAAGCAGCATACGATAATCTTAAAAAAGCATTAGATGATCAAATTTATGCGGAGAAAGCACAAGAAGATGCGAGACTTCGACAATTACATGAACTTGGTGCTGTAACCGATGAAGAATATGAAAACATGATAAAAAGCGCTAAGGAGTATTACGAAACTGAAGCGTTATTAACCGCTGGATATTCCGATGAATTGCAAAAATTGGAATTACAATATCAAAGACGTCAAATTAGTGAAGAAGAATACGCTAAAAAACTTGAGGATATCCGTTCTAGATATTATGGCGTAAATGGTTCCATCGACGATGTATCGTCGACATTACAAGGATACATCGAAATGCAAAGTCAAAAATGGGATTTTAGCAATTACGAGGACGTCAAAGCAAATATTCAAAAAATCATCGATAAAACAGGGGAGTTAAAAAACGAAAATACTACATATTACAATAACAATAGAAAAGATATCGAAGAAGATATCGAGACCGCTGAAAGAAAAATAGCAACTTTAGAGGGTATAAAAGCCACTCAAGGAGAGTTATCTAAAGAACAAGAAACGGCTTTGGAAAATGCCAAAAATCATTTAGCAGATCTAAATACAGAATTAGATAAAAATGAACAACATTACAAAGATACCAACGCAGAACTAGAAAGTACATTAAAATATTTCTTATTAAGCGTTGGTGCACAAATGGATACTACATCAGAAGATATAGATTTCACCAATAGAAACTTGCAAGATGTGTTGAAAACGATAAAAAGTGGTTTAGAAGGTATAAAAGATGCTGATGCAGACACACCTATAAAGAAATTCTACAAAGATATGGATGAATCCATTACTAATGAAGGTAAAATATATTCACAAACATGGAGTACAGTTCTACAAAGTGTTGGAGAAACAAGTGCTGCAGCTTTTGGTGTTGGTGCGGTAATATCTGTTAAAGATAGCTACCACGCAATAGAATCTCAAACGTTTGATACAATGTATAGCGCAACAACAAAAGCTGGTTACAATCTAATTGCTGATAAAAATTGGGTCAACGCTATAAAAGGTGTTGGTGAAACAACTGGTGGATATTTTGGAACCGGTATCGGTGTTGGTATCAGTGAAGAGGGTCGCCAAATAGCAGAAGACGCAAGAAAAGGAATAGATGTGGCCGAGGGTTATATCAAAAACTACTATGGGATTCATTCGCCTAGTACCGTATGGGCTGATCACATCGGAAAATATTTAGGACAAGGTATAGGTGAAGGTATTGAAGAGGCGTCAACATATGTTGGTAGATCCGCTAAAACACTCATAGATTCAGTCGCAAAAGAATTTAAAAACGCTTCGTTCTCAATAAAAATTGACACAAACATTGAAAGTTCTTTCAACAGTATGCTATCAAAATTACAAACTTTCTGTGATAATTGGAGAAGTGCTGTAAACAGTTTAATGTCAAATATGAAAAATACCATGAACGGTATTAGTTTGAATACTGATGGGAAATTATCTTATTCCAGTATGCCTAAAGTTACAGTTAAAAAGTTTGAAGATGGTGGTTTTGCACAATCTGGAGATTTCTTCTTCATGAATGAAAACGGAAAAGCCGAGTTCATGGCATCAATGGGGAATAAAACAGCCGTGTATAATCAAGACCAAATGGTCAATGCTTTAACAAATGCTATCATATCAGGATTTAATTCAATGGCATACAATTCAAACGGTGGTACTACAAATATCTATATAGATGGTAAGAAAGTATATAGTGGACAAAATGAATATCAAAATCGTGAAGCTGATCGATATGGTACAGCAACGATTAGAGTATAGGAGGATATATGGATAATTTTAGAGGATACTGGCTGAAAGTTGGCGATGTTGTATTTAATAACCCTTCTCCTAAACGAGAAACGTTTAAATTCGCACCTCGTTTGGTACAAGTTGGTGACTCCAGCGTTGTCGCAAGTGGTAAACTTCATATTAAAGTTTTACCACACGACAGGTCTAAAATATGGTGTGAATTTCCATATATGACATTTGAACAAGCTAGAGTATACAAAAATGCGTTATTTGGCGACGCTGAGGGTCACGGTATGTACATTACTGTAGAAGCATATGATTTGACTTCCGACAGTTATATAACAGACACATACTATCATACCGATGTTATGTGGTCACCCGTGTGGGTCGGCGGGCGATGGATGGCAAAATTAGACCCGGTTGATTTAATAGGTCATTAGGAGGAAAAAATGAATTTTAGTGATGTTGATAAACAAGCTATTATAAATGAACAAGCCCGTATTCTTACTAAAGTTACTTTAGTAAGTACGGGCGAAGTGTTCACGGAAGATGATTCGTTGTCTAATTGGGAATACGAAGATTTTCGTTATGTCCCAAACCAAGGTTTCATCGGTCAATTCGTTGAAAGACTTATGGATGTTACTTTAAAAGGTGTTGAAGCAAATTCAACATTAGTCGACCAAGAAATAAATGTTCAATTGGGTGTGGATAATAAAAACACTGAAACATTAACATACTATGACATGGGTAATTTTATAGTAACAAAAGTTGGTGATACAGATACTAGTGGCAATGTTGTTGTAGAATCATCCGATTACACTAAAAAATTTAATACGGAATATAATTCTGAAAATTCCAAATTTCCTATTCTAGCCGGTCATTTAGTAAATAACATATGCGATGAAGTTGGGGTAGAATTCGGAGATAATCATCCTGCGGTATATTATATTCATAATGATGATACACCACTTGATATTGGCACTTATTCTTTAAAGTCAAATGATAAAATATATACGTTCACAACGACTAGTGTATTAAATAAATATGATGTTTTGTCGGTTAATCTAACAACAAATACTGTTACACAAAAAATAGTTGACCAAAGTACATATGAAATAACACGATCAGTTTTAACAAGTTCGACAGCAGATGTGACATATTTAGATGGTATAGATAGAGTTATTGACAATACTGATGGTAATAAAAAAGTAAATAATGTAGAAATTTATGGTAGATTGGTACAATCTGATGGTGATTTGTCAGATATCGAGACAATTTCCGGAACTGTAACACTATCAATCGGCACCAATACTGTCGATATATCATTAGGTGATGAAGAATTATGTTCTATGCCGGATAATGTTTTATACGATACTGAAAATGTTTTTTATAACGACGTAGATAACGAAGCTGATTTGGTGATTTATGATAACTACGCAAGAGATATATTAACTATAGATGGAATCACCGGTGTTGTTGAAAAAATAGCATATATTGGCAAAATAGATAGTTATGATGGTGAAGAGATTACGGCACCATATGTTAGTTCCACAGGATCGTTAACAACTGGCGCGACAGTATATTATCTACTAGATGAACCCATTGTAGTGTCTATCGGTATGATAACAATACCATCTGTACCTGCTGATGAGATAACGATATCAAATAGCGAAGATACCGAAATGCTTATCGAATATATAACATTTGATGATGAGCCATATAGCTTAGGGATTGAATTAGATGGTGTTATATGCGAATATGGTGAATTTACAAACAACGATTTCGTTGTTGAGGAATGGTCTTATACACAATCTAACACAGCAAGACAAATTATGTCTGATATTGGTAAATTAGCATATAGTTGGGTAAGAGTCGGTGAAGACAATAAAGTTCATATAGATTTTAGTCAAAAATCAGTTAGTGATATAGATGAATATGATTATATAACAACCGATGATTATTATGAACTTACTACAGAACCTAAATACATAGGTCCGGTAAATCGTGTAATAATAGATGTTAGTGAAGATGTGGATGGTGAAGAAGTATATAAAGATGCACCGGATATTACAAGCGAAATCAATGAGATAACGATAATGAGTAGTCCGCTTACTAACACAGATGAACTAAGAACATTAGCGTTGGATGGATGTGAAAAACTATTCGGATTAACATATATACCATTAAATGTTACTACGATAGGACATCCTTGGTTAAAAGCTGATGAATTGATTAAAGTACAAAAATTAGATGATGATGTTGTATATACATATCCGTTCGATAGAGTATTGAGTTATCAAGGCTTTATAAAAAGTACAATAACGTCAAAAGGGAAAAACAAAGTTCAAACAGCTTACGAATTTAAAAGTGATGTTTTAACGGATATAAGAAATGCTGAAATAAATGTAAAAAAAGCTCAAGGCCAAATAGAACTATTAACAAGTGAAGTTTATCCTAACGGTACAGAATCCGAGAGTGCTATCGAAATGAATAGTACCGCTATAGTGTTGAAAACAAAAAATGATGGGGCTTTAGTAACAGCAGAATTGGCAGCCGATCCTTCAACCGGTAGCGCTTTCACTGTAAAAGCTGATGATATCAGTTTGTATGGTAAAAATATGGACTTCACAGCAGATAATATGTCACTAAGTAGTACTAATTTCAGTGTAACAAGTGATGGAACGATAACTGCAACAGGCGGAAATATTGCTGGATGGGAAATGAGAAAAGACGCCAATAATGTGAGATGGCTTGGAACAACGATAGGCAGTGCCAATGCAACCTATTTCCTTTCTTCAGATGGAAAAACAGCATATTATGACGGAGTAGGAAATAAAAACTGGTTTATGTATTTTAAAAGTAGATTTGGTGTCGATACTGATGGGAAAGTATATGCTACTAATGTTGACATAAGTGGAAAAATAACAAGTTCAGATGCCACTATAACAGGTGGAAGTATTAATTTAGTTGGTACAGATGCGGCATCAAAATTTAGCATTTCAAATTCAAGTGATAATACTTGGTATACTAATTATTATCCTAATAGAATACAAATATATAGAGAAGGACAACAAACAATACAAATATCAGGTGTTTCAAATATACCTAATGTAAATTTATTTGCTACTGATGGTTCAGGAAAATCAACAATGATTTCGGCAATAAGCATTCTTACACCACGAATAACGTCAGGTAATATAGATTGTGGTTCAGGTTCTTGTAGTTCTTCAGGATATTCACAAGTAAACTTTAATAAAACATTTGCAAGTGAGCCAAAAGTAGTATGTACACCAAATACTTCAACAAATGGTGTAATAGCAATAAAAATAAGAAATGTAACCACAACAGGATTTGAAGCAACAATAGGTGGCAGTGGTTTTTCTACACAAGATTTTGATTGGATCGCTATTAGTTAATAATACGATTTACAAAAAGTCGCAAATGTGATATAATGAAGGCGAAAATATAAAGAGGAGGACTCAATGGAAATAGCAATTGCATTAATATCGATTGTACCGACAATGGCGACATTAGTCGTTACAATTTTAAATAATAGACGTATGTCAAACTTCGATGGTCTTAAAAAAGTTGTAGAAAATTATCAACTTACAATCGACAAACGATTCTTGATAAGCGAATTGTCGGAAATCAAACAAGGTTTGGATAAAAATGAACAACAAAAAGCATTAATCCACGAAGCTAAAGACGAATATAACGGCTTGGGAGGAGATTCATATGTTGATACAATGTTCGATGAATTACTCCACGCTGGAAAATTATAAAATGGAAAGGGACATATAAATGGCAAAAATAATAAGAGATAGTGAAGATATTATCAGAGAATTACAACCTAATAATGTCGATTTGAAGTTGAAACTATCGAATGATGTGAAAACCGATTTAAACAATAAAGTAGGAAAAACTGACTATGCAACAGATAGTGTAAGTGGTGTTATAAAAACGTCTGATGTTTATCAAACGGAGACATCAAGCGGTGTATTAAAATCGAAGACTATTACATATAGTACATATCAAAATGCTGATACAAATATATTTATTTCTAAAGGTACTTTAGAAAATGTTTTAAATGCTCGTATAGGCGATATAGATAGTGTATTAGATGCTATAAATGGAGAAAATATATAGGTGGTTTAAATGGGAACGACAAGTGACAAATTAACATACTTAAATGAAACTAAAAATCTATTAAGACAAGGTATTAACGCGATAGGTGGGGAAATAGAAACAGCGGATACATTCAGATCTTATGTAGACGAATTAGAAAATATCTATGAAGAACTACCTAAAGTAACAGGAAGTGGAACATCGGTAACATTGGATAACACAAGAAAAGGTGGACTAAGGGTAGAATTAAATCCAACTGAATTAGAACAATTTACTACTACTGGAAAGAATATACTAGATATAACATCTTTAACATCAAAAACATCAAGTGGTTTAACAATAACTAGAACAAATGATAAAATATCTATAACTGGTAAGAGAAATGCAACAGGATGGGTAGAATTAGTAAACTTTACTTTACCAGTAGGAACATATACTTTTTCATTTATTGCAACAGGCACAAATCCAGTTGACCCTAAAGTATTAGAAGGATATACACAAAAAACAAATACATTTACAGTAAGTGATAGTACACAAACTTATAGAATAGCAATAAGTGGTGCAATAGATGATGAATGGAATTGTGTGTTGCAATTACAACTAGAAACAGGTTCAGATGCAACTTCATACGAACCATATACAAATGGTGCAAGTCCGAATCCAAGTTATCCGCAACAAATACATACTATAAGTGGAAATAATCAAATAGTAGTAGAAGGTCTTAATCTTTTACCAACAATAACAACACAAACAGTAAATGGAATAACAATAACCAACAATGGAGATGGCTCGTATAAATTAAATGGAACTGCAACTGCAAATACATATTTTGATTTTTTTGCAGGGACATTTGATAGTTCTACTAGTGTAGGATATTATTTAAAAGAATACAACTTTGATAATATAAAAACCATTATGGGAGTTTCATCTAGTTCACCATTATCTTATCGTATCTCAACAAGCAATAGAACATCAATACAACAAGTAAATGGTAATACGATAGGTGGATACGTTCAAATAGAAGATAATGGAAGTAATTTATATTTGGCAGTAAGAATACATAATGGAGGCTCGTTATCAAATGTAATAATTAAACCAATGCTAGTAAAAACATCAAGTGATTTAGATAAAAGTTTACAACCATATCAAGAACAAGTATATCCAATAAATTTAGGAGATATAGAATATTGTAAAATAGGAGATTATCAAGATGAGTTCTTATTAACAAGTGGAAAGAATTTGTTTGATAATAATGCAACACCTTATGATACATCAAAATATATAAATGGTGCAACAGGAGTAATAACAGGTGCAGGTGAGTTTTCTATTTATAAAATAAATGTAGAAGAAAATACAACTTATACAATTACAAATAGTGGTTTAAGTAGTTCTCCTGGAGTTTGTTATTATGATAGCAGTAATACTAGATTAGGTGGTATGTCTTATGATAGTACAGCAAATATTACAATTACAACACCAAGTTATACAAGTTATATATTGGTTAGTGTAGTAACACAAACTTCTTCTAATAGATATGACTTGAATTACTTTCAAATTGAAAAAGGCAATGTTGCAACATCTTACGAACCTTATGGAAATAATCTATGGTATCTAAAAAAGAATATAAGAAAAGTAGTATTAAATGGAACTGAATCAAATTTTTATTATACTTCTGATGTTGGAGAAACAGGGGTATGTGGAGTTACATTATTTACAACCGATATGTTATCAGGTAATTATTTAGATGGTTTAAGTAATTATTTTCTAAATAAAAAATCAGGCAAAAAAGCAAATACAATAAGATTTGGTGCAAGTTCAAGCAGTATATATATGTATCTTAATAATACGATTATAACATCACTATCAGATTTCACAACTTGGTTATCAACACATAACACTGATATTTATTACATATTATCTACTCCAACATATACACTACTAAATGAAACACTACAAACACAATTAAACAACCTAGAAAAAGCATTAAGTTATAAAGAACAGACAAACTTATCTCAAGTAAATAATGACCTAGAATTTAATATGTTAGCATCAGCGTTGGAAAGTTTCGAAGAATAATAATCATAATGTTGATAAATTTGTGATAAATTATAGAAAAGAAGATGATAATTTCATCTTCTTTTTTTATGCGATAATAATAGCGCAAGAGGAAAAAAGATATATCACGACTAATCTCTTGCAGAAAGTGAGGTTATATATTATTTACTTTTAGTTTTTAATATATACCCTCATTTTATTTTTAGGAGGAAAAATGTATAACAACCCGTATAACAACCCATATAACAATTATTATGGCCAACAAAACTTAAACGACAGAATAGACACACAAATTGCTCAACTACAACAAATGAAAGAGCAATTTAAGAATCAACAACCATCGATTAACCAAACTTTTCAACTAGCACCTAATAATCATACAATGAGGTATGCCAACACTATTGACGAAGTAGGAAAAGAAATGGTATATATTGACACACCTTTTTTCAGTAAAGATATGTCTGTTGTATGGATTAAAAACGTTAAAGGAGATATCAGGACTTATGAACTTAACGAAATAAAACCATTAGATGAAAAAGATATACAGATAGAACAACTAAAAGACGAAAAAGAGGAATTACAAGGTGAAATAGAAAAATTAAGGAAAGAGGTAAAGAACTATGAATATATTACAAATGTTGACCCAAGGTTTGATGAACAAGATACCACAAAAGATGATGAGTCAAATGGAGATGCAACTAAAAATGCGAAACCCTCAAGCATACAACGAGTTTCTACAAGCAAAAAAAGATAATGTTGATCCGAATGAATACTTAAACAAAGTCATAGGCGGATTCAATCCACAACAAAAACAACAATGGGAACAAATGATGAATCAAATGAATCAGCAAAAACAAGGTTAAGAGCCTTGTATGAAGGTATTTGCTAGGTAAGTACCTTCATATAAGTCTCCTAGCAACTTAAATATAATAGAAAGGAGATATTATGAACGGAAACACAAACGGAACAGGAATACTACCAACTGTTGAACTTGCTACAACAAATGGAAATGGTTATGGTTATCCAGTAATGCCTTTTATGGGTGGTTATGGTAACAACGGCTTATTTGGTGGCGATGGTATTTGGGCTATTATTCTGTTAGCACTATTATTTGGTAATGGTGGCTGGGGCTTCGGTGGTGGATTCGGTGGTGGATTCGGTGGAATGTATGAATTCCCTTGGTTATTAACTGGTCAACAAGGAATTAATGCAAACACTAACAACGGATTCGACGCACTACATTTGAGCAACCAAATCGAAGGTGTTAGAGATGGTGTTGCGGGTTTGAGTAACCAAATTTGCAATACTGGAAACTCTATCACAAACGCGATAAACACTACCGCTTATAATGCAGAAATAGCTGCAGCTAATAGACAAATGGCTAATATGAATACTGCCTTTGATTTAAGTTCACAACTTGCTAACTGCTGCTGCGAAAATAGACTTGCAACTGCCAACTTAACTGCTACTGTATTAAGTGAAAACTGTGCAGATCGTCAAGCATTAAGCGAAGGTGTAAGAGATATTATTCAATCTAATACACTTGGTGTTCAACGTATTCTTGACCAATTATGTAACGATAAAATAGATGCCAAGAATGAAAAAATCGCTGACTTGCAACGTGAAATATTAATGAAGGATTTACAAGCAAGCCAAGTAGCTCAAACTGCTGACATCAGAGCAAATAACGCTGTCGTTGCAAACCAATTAGTTAGTGAACTTCGCTCATGCCCAATTCCTGCACAACCTGTATACGGAAATACTCCAATATTTAGTTGCGGTGGAAACAATGGATGTGGATGTGGAAACTTTACTACAAGTCAATTTATTTAATAGCATAGAGTAGAATACTACATACTCGATTACGAGAACTTGCTAACACTTTCCCAACATTGGGAAACTGATGAGAATAGGCAAGGCTTATTCTCTTTTTAATTAATAGAAAGGAATGATAATTAATGATAGAAACTATAATAAATGAACCATTAGTATTACCAAGTAATGCAAGTCCGATAACATTTGACGAAACAGATATTAGAACGAGATGTGCTTCTTGTTGTGGATGGTTAGATTATTCGAATGGTAATCCCAATTTCAAAATATTTGGAAACGGATATACAGGATATTATGATGTAGAATTCAGTGCTTCTGTAAGCACAGCTACTCCGGGTGTCGTGGCTATTGCACTTTTCCAAGATGGAATTCTTATTCCAGACACGATTAGAAGTGTGACTATTGCTGCAGCAAATGATTATGAAACTATTTCATTTGATAAAAAATTAAGAGTATGCCCTAGAGGAACGACAAATATTAGTGTACAAAGTGTACCAAGTGTTCCAACACCGACTACACCTACAACACCAATAGCAACTACACAAGCGATAATTACTAACGCTACGTTCAGTATATCTAGACTTAACAAATGATGAATAATAACGATTTAATAAACAGATTGGGGTTAATGTTACAATTGATAAGTTTGATAATCTTACTTCAAGACTTCAACAATACCGATCTGATGAAAGAGTTAAGAAACCAAGATAACAATTATCTAAACAAGATAATTGAGCAAAATGAAAAAATACTAGAGTATTTAAAGAAAGGAAGTGAATAACTTGGAAGAGAAAATAATAACAAAAACCGAGGAGAGTATAAAAGAAATATTAGATAGTGGCATAACACCAACTAATGTAGAAGCTCTTTACAAATTGGTAAAAACAAAACATATTGCAAAGGAGGACATGGGAATGTACGGAAATTATGGCCATTACGATTACGATCCAAGATATGGTCGTGAAGAATATGGCAGATATGAAAACTATGGCGGATACGAAAACTATGGTGCGAGACGCAGAGACAGTCGAGGAAGATATAGAGGTCATGATCATATAGACAAAATGTATGACTATTACGGTCGTTATATGGAAAATCGTGGCAGATATGGTGACGGAGAAGAGACTGATAAAGCATTTCACTATATGGTAGAAGCTTTAGAAGACTTTATAAAAGTACTATATGAAGAAGCTGAAACACCACAACAAAAGCAAAAATTGATGCAAGTGCTACAAGAATCGATGAGATAAGATGGCTTTCAAATATTATAACGCTAACCCTTATGGTAATAATATACCAGACTGTGTTATCCGTAGCCTAAGTGTATTGACAAATCGAAGTTGGAGAGATGTTTATGACGAGCTAACTGACTTGGCTGGGGATGTGGGATTGATGTTTGATAGGGTTGAATTCGTTGAAGATTACTTAGATGATAGGTATCCTCGAGAATGTCATTACGCAAAGACCGTTGGGGAATTTGCAAAAGAACATCCATATGGTAAATATGCTGTTACAATGCCGAATCACATTACAGCCATTGTTAATGGTGGTATAATCGTGGACACATTTGATCCAAGTAGAGAAATTATGAGATGTGCTTGGCAAATTAAATAAACTGTGGTATAATTAAATTAGAAGTTCGAATTTTATTTGCTATTCTTACGAGTAGTGATTGGTCCGTAAAAGGATCAAACCCGTGTTCGGCACATTGTCGGCGAATTAAATTCCGGTATTCCGGGGGAAAGATAAACTGAGGTTTATCTTTTCTTTTTTAATAATCTTGAGAAAAAATCAAAAATGTGCTATAATTTTATAAATGAGGAGGCTTGTATGGCAAAACGTGATATTGAGGAACAATTCAAACGTTCTATCCCGTACCAAATTATTAAAGACTCGAACGAACGAGAATCGCGCATGTTTGTTATATGTATATTGCTTATATGTGTGATTGTGTTGGAAGGGGTTTACATCATTTATCTACTTAATGATGTTGGATCATACGAAACTGTAGAAACAGTAGATATGGATACGGAAAATGGGGATAACAATTATAAAAGTATTGGTGGTGATAATTATGGCACATTTAAGAGTGACTAAAGTCACTAAAGGTAAATTTCGAAAATCAAAAATGAAAAGCGACAGCAGTGGTAATTATCATTGTCCTACTTGTGGTGCTTTTCGAGGCAGAATAGCGAAAAAGAAGTAAGGTGAGTCCACTATGAGATTTGACTTTACAAAAACTGAATATAATTATTTAAAAGAAGAATTAATGCTTAATGAAGAGTATGCCGCCATTTTAGAATTAAAAATAAAAGGGTACTCACTAGTCGAAATAAGCATGGAACTAAATATAAGTACAGCTACAGTCAGTAGACGGTTAAAAGAAATTAGAAAGAAGATAAAAAAGGTAGTAAAATGATTGAAATAACATATGACGATGATTCCGTTGAAATAAGTGGTCATACGCGTGTTGATATATGTGCTGCGGTCAGTTCGATTGTATATACAACAATAAACGCATTGTTAAATGATGATGAAAATAATATAATATTTGAAGATGATGAAACATATATGCGAATAAAACTGAAAAACAGCGAATATCTCCCAAAACTATTATTCAATAACATGATATGTATGTTTGAACAGCTGGCTGAACAAGAAAAAGGTTATATAAAAATAAAAAAAGCATCTGAATAGATGCTTTTCATTTGCGACAATAAAAGTAATTGAAGATATGCCGCTGTTAATACATACACAGGGAGAATTGCTTCTCTCTGACTATATAATAACACAAAATGATATGAACGAATTATCAATAATATATCAAAAAAGACGCATAATCACGTCTTTTATGAGGTGTGAGAATCTGACGAAAATTATTCCATATATAAGGGGGCAATTATGAGTGTCACTGTCAGATTCTATGTCAATTATAACATAAACTTATTAATATTTCAAGTTAATCTAGAAAGGAACTGATGTCACTTCTTGTTCCGGTTGACTCGTTCTCTGTCGTAACAGTTGACACAACTCCTGTTTCATCATCTACCCTAGATAATACTTTCTTGACATTAGCGTATGTTTTTTCATTATATTCTGAATGCTCAACTTCACATAATAACTTTATACCTATTAAATCTTTAGCATTTTTAGTATCGAATTCTGCACCATCTTCCATACCAAGTGCAGTATTTAACATCATTCCCATAGCCCATAAACTGATATTGTTGTTAAAATTATAATTGTTGATTAGTGTAGCACCATCTTCAACATCTTTCATATGAAGTACTAGTTTTTCGGGTTTACCGCTAGGTGTGGCTTTAGCATCGGTTATCTCTAACACCCTTTCTCCTTCTTTGACAATTGCGAAATTTCCTTGTAAATTAACTTTAATTCTCATTTTAATCCTCCTCTTTTTGATTATTCTTCGTTAAAGTATAACTTTCAGTTTCTTCTGAATATTGTATATATAAATCTCCATGTTCTTTTTTAAACAATGTTTCATCAAACTTGCATTTGATAGTCTTTTTCAATTTATAATTACCGCAAGACGCAAGATCATTTTCAATCATTTTAGATTTTATTGCTGTTTCGTAATTCTTTAATTGTTTTTCCAAGTCATCGATACCAACTGTATATTTCAGTTCTTTTATTTTCAGATTTAAGTCAAATGCTTTTGCGCAGACATCTTCTAATTCTTCGTCTTTAGTAGCATCCATCGCTCTTATAATATCTAGATACTCTTTGTCGACTTTTTCATCAAATTGTGGTGATATACCGGTTTCAACATAGTTATTCCACCAATCCGTTGCTATAGAAAATAGATCGTCGATATTACAATAATAGTTATTTATTTCGACTAATATATCAGATAATTTTTTAATAACTATGATAGTATTTTCATCATTGACGTTGAATGTTTCAGGATGATTATAATCTTCGTCTTTCAAGAAAGAACATACAAATATAATCCTATCAATACCTTTTAATTTTGCATATTCAGCACCTTGTAGAAGATATTCTACAGGGACATTTTCATTCGTCCACTCTTGAGGTTTTGAGCTTGTTTTGCACTCTACAATGGCTGTTATAGTCTTCTTATCATTTAGCGTTGATACAGCATCCATAACACCACCGAATATATTGCTGTCGTCTTTGAAGTTGTTATATTGGTATTCTTCAAAACTATTACCATAATATTCCTTTATAGGTACGATATTTGGTAATTTAGTAGCGATATATTCAATTTGCTTTGGTTCGATCGCCTTACCAGCTAATGTATATTTAGTATCTTCAAATGGTAATTTTACCAATTTTGTAATTTCTGCCCATGCACCAAATGCGCTTTGGTACTTATTAAGTCCTAGGACACTAGCCATTCTATGACCAGTGATCCTAAGAGTTTGTTTAGGCGGTTCTATAACGATATTCTTTTTTCCTTCTCCATAATCCCAAGATTTTGCCATTATGCACCTCTTTTTAAATCTTCGATAGCGTTTTGGAAACTCAATTTACAGTTTAAGATTTGAACATTAGTGAACTCATTATTCATTAAACTTTGTAAAGTCTTTTCACCAGCTTTATCATTTTTACTTAATTCACGATATTCGTAAATTAAACTTACGATTTCGTCGATATCGGCTTTATTATCGTTACTTTTTTGAGGTGTTTCAGTAATAGTTTTAACTATTTCCGCTTTCTTTTCTGGTGCGACATATACTGGTGTTTTAGGTTTAGATTCTATTGTTTCACGTGCAACATTGTCTACCGAAAAGTCATTATCTTCACCAAATTTTAATTCTTCACCATTTATAATCTTAGGTGTGAAGTTTTTATCGAACCAGTTTCTAAATGCATAACTAGATGCGCTATTAACGGCTTTGTCTATTGAGTCACTACCTTGAGAAACAATGCAATAGTCTTTACGAGCGCCTGATTCGATGTCAGTGAATGTAGCAATACATTTTACCGTTGCGATATTTTGTGGCGCGCCAGTCGCTGGTTTAAATGCTGCTAAGTCGAATCTCATGACATCTACAACATTAAATGCGAAATCTAAACCAACTTCTAAAGCGCAATCTTGTACTACTTGATATAATTGATCGATACTATAATATTCCCCACCACCTAAATTTGTAGGTAACGATTTATCAAGAATAAAATTTCTCTTACGAACTAGTTTTCTAAACTCATTTATCTTTTTAGCGAGGTTTATTTCGGCTAAATGATAATCCCATTCGATATGAGTTTCTGTCAACGGATCAATTGGTACCACTTTAGTTTCCTCTCTGTCTTTCATTTCTTTAACCATATTGATTAATTCTTCTTTTTTCAACTTATCTAACTTCTCTTCCATATATATTTCATTCCCTCCTTTGAAGTCGCTTAGTTTTTGTTTCGTGTATTTAATATACCACAATTTATTTATATCTTCAATCGATACTTTATTGTCGTTGTCGACAATAGGATTTGGTGGACAATTCGCAAGTGAATCGTGTCGACCATCAGCCTTAACTTTATATATTTTTGCGCCATTTTTGACTTTGCCGGCGTAAATACGATTATTTCTTTGTAACTCGATTTCTTCTTTCCCAGGATAGGCTATAACGCATTTTTCATATGTTCCACCCAAATGTGAAATCATTTGAAATCTAAACGTATCATCGCACTTGTTTATAGTTTCTTCGCAAGGAATATCGAATAGTAATTCTTTGATTATAGCTTCAGCACATATCGTTAACGAATTACTTTTAAGATCGTCTTTGAATGAGTAGTGGAAAACCTTGTTTTCTTTGTCCCATTCAAATTTATGCTCACCGGTGAATAAACCACCTTTATAATGAACTTCATAATAGTTGTCGCCTGGATTGGTAATCTCGACGTAATTGTTGACGTCTCTGGCAATCATTTTGACAACATTATCTTCTTCTAATTCTAAACCGGTTAATTTTTGCCATTCGTCCAGCACTTTTAAAGCATCTTCTTTATGAGAATCGTCAATAAAGAACTGAACGGCATCAGTATTTGCTTCAACCATCTCTAAAGTTGGTATTTGCTGCAAATCATATATCAACTGTAATATGAATAATTGACCAGTCGTACAGATTGAGAAACCTTGTAAATTATCATACAATGCGTTGAACGGCGCTCTTAGCGTTCCCGTATAAGCATTGAGTGGTAGTTTCAATCCAGTTTTCAAATCCCCATTGGTTAAGTTCATAGGTTTCAAGAAATCATCGGTTAATAGCCCTTTTTTAGCTTTCATACGCATTTCCAACAAATCAGTGTATGCTTTTTTATCTTTTTGATTTCTACTTGAATACCCATATAATCTTACGAGACTCGGGTACAAACTCGATACGTCGAAGTTCAATAGTATTTTAGTCACAGTGTAGATCATCCCCTCTATCGTAAGTCAATGTACCTTCTTTTATAAAACCGTGGCCGCCGCCGACTCCAACTTGAAAGTCTATTGTTTTCAAATCGAGAAGTGGCGCATCAGGTTTATAATCTAAGTCATTATGTTCTATCAAATCATCAATATAATTTAGAAATTCTTTAGGTATCTTTGATTTATCAACTTGCTTTGGATAGACGTAAGCAAAGTTATCATAATGCTCTTCTTTTTTACCACCTAGTAGGATGGCTGTCAAATTGGCATCGGTTTGTGATAACGCAAATGCCGGTTCAATACCACCTAATTTAGCAATGATAAACTTAGATTTATATTTGTTTATTAATTTTTCAAATACTGAGAACAATGCTTGTACGTCATGCTCACAATAATAAAGTACTTCTTTATACTGACTATCCGTCCATTTTGTCGGTAAATCAAAAGGTATTGTTGTTTCAGTAATATCTAACCGCAAGTTTCCTTCCAACTCTTTTAATGATTTTCTAGGGTTTATTTCATTAAATAAATCCCACATAATTGGTATATCGACTTTTGAAATGTCTAAGTTCCAACCGTTTCCTCCACCGATGATATAATCATTGACATCTTTTAAGTCCTCTGGCGTATACCCGTCAATCCAAGCACGTAATATATGTTTATCGTAATTGTTACAGTTATAACCACATAATATAGGTTTCTCTTTTAGTAACCACTCGTTTAGTTCATCCGCGGTACTATTGTGAAATATCTTTTCTTCTTTAGTATCGTATTTAATAAATACAAATAAGCAATCGTGAGCAAATACTTCGGCGTCGAAAAACCATAATTGTTTTAGTAAATCGTCTATTGTCATATTACTTCTCTTCGTTATTAGAACTCATAGATTCTTTTATTTGATTAGTGACGGCATCAACGATCTTATCCATGGCTTCTTGTCTTCTCTTTCGGTCTTCTTTTTCTTCTATTTTAGCGGCTATTATAGACTCAAATACATTGAATAAGAATACCAAAACTAATATAGCTGTAAAAACTCCAACGACACACCATGCAAAAGATACGATATCCCCATAATTCATATTCATCCCTCCTATTTTTTAATTGAATTATTTGTTTTCGGTTTAATATAAGTTTTACCTTTCGTTTTCATTTTCTTGTCTTTGGGGGTATTACCCTCTGTAGATATCCAAGAAAAATAACCACGTTCTTTAAACACTCTTTTCGCCCATTTCTGTTTTTCCTTGTAATTCTCGAACACCATAATCATCCCTCCTATCATAGTAAACATATTATACCATAAATATTGTAAAAAATCAATCTTGATCTTTCGCGTATTCCCAATAGTAATTACCGGCTTTTTTAACTACCTTTTTACAACAACGGATTATATTACCTTTATTTACGCCCGTTGCATCACCGGCTTTGTTTACACTATCATATGTTTTAATAAAGACTTTATCTAGTGTGTATTGATTCACTTTCTTTGATTTCCTCACGTTTTATCAACTCCTCCTTTAACAATTTTCTAAACGCTTGTTTTTTCATTTCACGCTCATACATTTCTTGTTTCTCTTCGGAAATAAAAACATAATACCCACACCATCTGCACGGTTTTTTATCAACGTGTTCAAATGGATATATATGCATCGCACATCCACATCGTGGACATAGTCTTCTATAATGCGCTTTCACATCTGCTAGTTTTTCAACATTACTTTTTGTCACTTCCTAACCAACCTTTCGTTCTGTAAATACGCTTTCTATGCGAATAAAAACGATTCAACGTACTTACATCATCAACAAGATCGAACACAAAGGCTTCTTTTTTGCCTGGGTATGGTCGTTGTATACGTCCTATACATTGTATGACGATGGCTTCGTCTTTAATTGGTGTAGCGAGGATTATATTACTAAGTATCTTACAATCCAATCCCTCTTTTGCAAGTTTATATGAAGCAAGAAGAATTCTCTTTTTGCCATCTTTGATGTCGTTTAGCGCCTTTTCCCTGTTATACTTTGGTGTTTTACCATCGATTTCGACCGAATCTGGTAAATGTTTTGCGAGTATCTTTAACTGTTCGACTCTATCTGATAATACAATTATACTACCATTTGTTTTTTTACACAAGTCTATGATCAGTTGATTACGTTTTTCGTCAGTAGATATGTCAGTAAGCAACTTTGAAAACGATATCGTCATACCATTTTTGTCAAACACAGGCCTATATGCATTTTGTTCTTCGTCAAATATCGCATATTCTGTAGGTACAAAAACAACTCGAGCTGGTACTTGGAACTTATCCATAGGGAATCTAATTATTTCCTTGTTTTCATATATACCAACATACTCTTGTCCGACTTGTCTAATTTCGTAGATTACATCGCCGATCAATTTTGGTATACACGCCTCCAAACCATCTGCTCTATGCAAAGTTGCAGTCAAACCTAATTTATAACGTGCCGCAAAATAATCAATGCAGATTCTAAACATCCCAACAGCTTCAGCATTAGCGCTAATGTGATGACATTCGTCACAAACTACCAAACCAAACTCATTTTGAGGTATCTCCGATAGTTTTTTAACTAATGTTTGTACTGTCGCGAAGACTATATCTCCTGACAAATCAACTTTCCCATCACTTATTAGTGAAGTTTTAACACGCATTTTATCTTCACAACGATCTTTAGCTTGCTTCACTAAGTCATTAGTATGTGCGATAAACAATGTTTTTTGTTGCAAATAACTAGCACAAGCGAGTGCTATTTCGGTCTTACCAAGTGAACACGGTATCAAAAACACACCGTTTACGTGTTTTTTTAATGCGTCTAAGCACGGTTTCTGATAATCTCGTAAAATTATATCACTTTGCAAGTTTCGTTTAACCACGACGCTAAAATCGTGGTATAGTGACTTATCTGGACATATTTTATATATGTCTTCAAAACATCCGATCGGTAAATATATATTTTCAGAGTCATAATCATACAATTTTATATATTTCGGCGTCTTACCAAGCCAAAAACCCATTCTTTGTTTTTTCGCAAAATCTGGATTCTTAAAATTTAATGATTGTTTACAATAATTTAATATATTTTCCGTCGGATTCTTAATTTGTATTATATTACTAAGAATTATTTCCATGATGACCTCACTAATGCAAGGTTAAATTACAAGAATAACAATTTTCTTTAGTTAGATACCCTTGTTTTTCAAACGTTTCTCTAGCTTTTAACCACGTCGTCCACCAAGTACCTGTTGTATCAGATTTCACATAAATATAAAGGTTATTGCCGGTTGTATCGACAAAATGATTTATCTCGTCTTTTTTCTTATATAAACCTGAACCTTTGAAATATAACTTATCACCTTCAATATGTTTGCATTCAATCATTAAAGATGAACCTTTTCTAATAGCAATGATATCAAAAACCGTCCCTGAATTTTCAGTAGGAACTTTATATACAAAATAATGTTTATGATTATAATAATCAATAATTTCTTGTTCCCACGTTTTTCCATTTATATATTGTTTATACAAATCGTTCACTCCTTTCTAATTTTAAACACCGTCTAAAACTTGACGTTCTACTTCAATAATAAATCTATTATATGTTTTATAAATATTTTTCATCGTCGTTGAATCCAATGTACCCAAAACCTTATAAATATTATATATTTTATGTAATGTATGTACTTTACTACAACATGCAACACATTGTTTATCTAAAAATTTATTCTTATCTATTGACACTTCGATACAATAATTACCGGCTAATGTCGTTTGTGTTGACAGTTTTATAGCGAAAACATTTTTCTTTTGCAAAATACTGTTATCCAATTGTTCGTCATACAACACACAAAAAATACCAACTTTTCTTTCACCCTCAAACTCATTATATGCTGCGCATACTACTGTACCGGGGATGAGGGGGGTATTCCAATTATATTCACCTATCATAATTTCTCCTTTCTTACTATTCTCTAGGTTTTAATTGACCTTTTATCATCATATCATATAAACTACCCTCTCTCGGGAAGTTATAATGATATCCTATAATCTCAGTAAATTTATCAGTATGTGGCTTGGCTTGTAATTCTTCATTTAAAGCCCAATCTTCACCAGCATCTACAATAGGACATCTTGTATCACCTAAGAAACTTTTCTTAATGAATCTTGCACATCCTGAACATAACCCTCTTTGATTGGCTTTCGTTATGTTAAATATACCACCGTCATTCGCTCTTAAACTCATATAAACCATGTCAGTACCATCTAACATATCGACAACTCTGTTGTATTCACTAGTATATAAGAAGTCATCACTATCCAATTGATTGACATATTCACCAACGGCATTGTCATAACCAACGTTTTTAGCGTTTCCTAAACCTTTGTTTTCTGGCAAATTGATAATTCTTATATTTAATTCTTGATGTTCTTGTTGATAATTTGTTATTACCTCTTTTGTATTGTCAGTAGATCCGTCATTTACAATAAGAACTTCTATATCATTTCTTCGTGGTATACTATCTAAAGCTCTTGTTACTAAAACTTCTTGATTATACACCGGTACAATTATAGTTAATTTCATCATTTTCCTCCTAACCATGAACCATTCATGTGATGATATGTATATCCGTTTTCACTATTAAAATAAGATGTTGGATATACGACAAATTCATCAGTGACTTGTATTTCATTTCTATTTCTATCAATACCATGTTTTGACAAAATGTCTGACATTATTTTAGTATTTGTAATCATTTCGAAATCTCGATCATCATAATACTCTAGCATTTCTTTAATAATCGGATTACCTTTTTCAGCACCCATAGTAGCACAAACCGGATAGTTATCACATTCAAATCCGGTGAATGCTGGTAAATCCATAAATACTGATAAATCTTTATATACCGATACATCGGTATCTAGATACAACCCGCCTTCGTTATACAACGCGTATAAACGTATAACGTCACTTGTGAAAGCATACTTTTTAGCGTCATAACTTTTTTTGCAAACTTATTATAATTTATATCGAAGTTGTCTTCGTTCCATTCTTTTATTTCATAACCTAGTTTTTCCCAGGTTTTCATGCAATCTGTTACGAGTTGTGGTTTTTCACCACGACCTAACCAAACATAATGTATTATTTTTGGAATTCTTGACATTCAGACTCTCCTTCATTATCTCCTCTTAATATGTCAAAGACATCATCAATTACTTTTTGTTTATTCTCTACTAAATCATAATCTTGTAATCTTTCTATTGCAGTAAATATTATATTATTTAATCTAATAACTTCACTATTTTGATATTTTACTTCATTTTCTAACTTCCTTTCATATTCTTCATTTTGATTGTCTAATATATCTAAAACATTTTTCCCACACTTTGTTAATACTTCTGCTCTAGCATTTGCTATTATTAATTCTTCTTCACTTGCACCACTAATCATTCTTTATTATCTCCTTGTAATATATTTAATAATTCATCACATTCTATATGGGATAAAGCATATTTATATTGTATTTTTTGTTTATCTTTTATATATTCTATTGCCAATTGGCATCTTGTTTTATAATCTTCTTGACATAAATATTCTTCACGATAATTAAGCATTTGTTCTTCTTTTCTTTCACAACTTCTTTGTAAATATTCACAGCGTTCTTTAATAGCAGTTTTTTCTTTTTCTAATTTAGTTATATAATCTAATACATAATTTTTTTCTGCATAAGTTATATATTTTCCACTTGTTGCTAATATTCTATTTAATTCTTTTATTTCATTATCTTTCATTTATTCATCACCTACTTTTTCTACTAAAATTACATTCATAGGTATTTTTAATTTATCTCCTACTTTTATTTTGTCAGGATTATCTATGTTATTTTCTATTGCAATATGATAATATAACTTGCCAACACCATAAAACTTTTTTGATATTGACCAAAGTGTGTCTCCTTTTTTTACTGTATATCTTTTTATCTTTAACATATCTATTTAATCTCCTCAAAAACATTCCATTTTTTATCAGTAATTACTATTTCATAAGATTTGCCACTAATTGTACTTTCGCTAACTTTTTTTAAATAAATTGAATATTTTTCATCGCTTGTTACAATTAATGAGCATTCTTTTATCAAATGTAATAATGCTTCAACAGTTAATGTTAAATTATCTTTATTCATATTTTATTTAATCTCCTTATGATATTTGTAAGATTTTACACTTAATATTGTTCCGTCTTCTAATTTGCAAATAGGTGTTCCCATACCACCACTTTTATATGCTTTATCAGTATATTTGCACTCATAAGCTATTCCTTCATTATTATCTAAATCTACATAAGTGTAATATTTATTATAATGATTATCTTCATACATAGAAATACCATAAATTAATATAAAAAATGCAGGAATAACAACAATAAACCATAATTTCCATAAGTTATCTCTATCCATACTCTATTTATACCTTACTTTCTAAAATATAGCCACCATTTATAAATGCTTTCATTTATTTTTTGTTCTTTTAACGATAATATTTTTTTATTGTTTTCTTCATATAAACTAATTTCTTCTTCTATTAACTTATCACTTTTTAATTCTGGATATAAAGTAACTAATGTTATGTAACTTTCATTAGTTTTAAGTTCCTTAAATGTTTTATTCTCATGTTGCATATACTCTCTTACTACTGATGCTACTTTATTTTCTATTTCTGAATTTTGTGTTTGATATAATTCTATTTTATTATCTATTACTCTACATTCTACTAAACACACGGTTACATATACTAATGCTATCATTTTTATAACAAAAGCACATATTGGTAAAAATGCAAGATCATCATTATCGGTAACCATTGTCCATATAAAAATTCCTATTGAAATTAATATTAAAACTATAATCATAATTAATTCACTTCACTTTCTAAATCAGTATCTATCTCTTTAATAATTTTTACAAAAGTATTATCATCAATATTAAATGATTGTCTTAATTTATTTAATGTTTTTATGCTATATACATTATTTGATAATGCTTTAATTTCAGTATTATCTTTTGTTAAACCTAACAAATTTTGAAATTCTAATGTATTATGGTATCCATATGCAAACATACATCTTGCTAATGTTGTATCTTTTTTAGATTTATGTACCCTTTCTGCATAACCTTTTAATATTTCTAAAATATCAAGTAAACTTTCTTGCGATAAATTTAAAAACATTTTATTTAATATTTCATTTTTTAAAACACTATCATCAAGTTTTATTTTTAAGCCCATTTCTTCTTCACTCATACTTATTCTCCTTTTACTTTCAACATATTTATATCCATCTTTGTATTTTTTAAATAATGTCGTTGCTTTTATATGAACTATTTTATTTTTGTCTTCTTCTAGCCAACAATAACTATATAATCCATCTAAATGCCCGAATATCACAACTATGCCTTTTTTATTATCGATGTCGTCATCAAAATATAATTTGATATTTTGATTTTCAGGTAATTCATATAATTTTTTCATAATCCTAATATCCTATATTTTAGTTCCAATTTTTTAGATATATTTTCTTCACAATCACAATCTTTACTATGATCCCTTTTATATCCTAATAAATATGCTCTTTTATGTACTTTTATTTCACTAGAATAACTTTTAGATGATCTTGTTACAGGTAAATTCATACGAAATCTTTCATCAACAATTAATAGCCCTAATCTGTCTATTTCTTTATTAGTATATTTATAACAATCATATACTGTAGTACATTTTTTTGTATATTTAATTTTCATCTTTATCATCTCCTTTTAATATATTTAATAAATCTTTTAGTATTTTTTGATATTGTGATTTACCCCATTGATAATTGGTATATAATTGTTCAGTTGTTATATAATCTATAGCTTTATCTATTCTTTTTTTATATTCATGTGCTACAAAATTAGCAAACTTTCTCGATGTAATAAAATCTTTATCTACCTTGCTCATGGTTGCCCCCTTTCAATTTTATCTTCGTCTTTTAATTCTTTTAATTTATTATAATATTCTTGAACAAAGCCCCCACCACCATATTCCTGTAATTGATTAAACAAAAAACTTTCAAATTTATTAACGATTTTTTTATACTTATTTTTTTCTTTCAATGCTTTCTTATACTTTTCTTCAAGCACTTCATAAGCACTTTTGTTATTAAGTTTTTCATAGCCAATTGCATTATGGCAAACAAGATAGTTAATAACATCACTCATTTTGTCAACTTCAATTGGTTTAATATCTTGAAAATAGACTTTATACATTTTTTCTTTCCCTTTCCATATCGCCCCTATCGATAGAACGACATATACTATTTTCATTATCGGTATTGTATATATAAATAGGTGTATTAACCACACCTCTGTTTTGTGTTGGTTTCAAAACCCTATTTAACCAATCCCAATCTTCCATAGCATTCATATTTTCATTAAAACACTCATTACCTATCATTTTTCTTGTAAACGTATAGCCCCAAACAGCCCAATTCCATTTTATACTATCTTTTGGTATTTCACCGTCGGTTCTTTTGCCATTTGACATCCAATGATATATTAGATAATCGTAATCTTTTCGGATATTTGTATAGATTACATCAAGAAAGTCGTCAGTAATATCGTCATCACTGTCTACAAATTGAATATAATCACCAGTTGATAGTCTCAAGCCTATGTTTCTACTGTATGAAACGCCAGAGTTTACGACATTCTTTATAATATTTATGTCACCTTCATAGTTGTCGAGCCACGACGTATCTTCAGTAGAGTGGTCATCAACCAATATTATTTCCGTTTCTGGGTACTTTTCCTTTTGATGAATCAGCTTTTTAATAAGTGGTTCACACCATTTTCGTGTGTTATAATAAGGTATTATGACGCTGAGATAGTCATTATTCATACAATTCTCCTATCATTTCTTGTTTTATTTTCTTCCATTCATCGAATGTAATGATACCTCTGTCATATTTTTCTTGTAAATTAAAATAGCATTGTTTTAGGTATCTATTGTTGTGTTCTGGGTATGGTAGTTCTTGATATGGTGATTCTTCATTAATATCTTCTTCACAAAATTCTAATATTTCATCATAATATTTATTTTGATGTTTTATTTTTCTCATAGTTAATACAGTATCTAAATGTGCTAGATATTGCATGAAATATTCTTTGTTGTGATCTTTAACATAACTAACCAACCTATGTTTCAATGTTCCTTTTTCCCATTGTCTTTTAATTGCGATACATTCTCGCCATTGACTAACTAACATCGCGTTAGGCAATACTGGGATTAATTTATAATGCCATAAACGCATTACTCATCCTCCTTATAAAAATCTTTATTTCTTTTGAATAATTCTTCGTTAGTCATCTCATCATCGCCTAGATGTAAAACCTCGTAAGTTCCATATTTTTCTTTACATTCTTTTATTCTCTGGGGTCTATTTTCGATCAAATCTCCTCTAGCGAATCCACGACAGCTACAATAATGACTATACAAACCTTCTCCGTTTTCCGCGACTAAGGTATAAACACCTTCCCCGTCTTGTGTTCCATCTCCATAACTAACTATATATAATTTCATATTATTTTTCATCCTTTTCTTTTCGTAACTTATTGATTTCATCCTTGGTTTCTGAAATCCACTCCAACATTTTAATATGTTGCGAGATCAACGTAGTATTATTCTTTTCATTTTCAATAATTATATTTTCTAATTCTTGAATTCTTTCTTCTTTCTTACGTATTTTTTTCAATAATCTCATAAATTGCATATTTACACCTCCTATATTCACATTTAATCATTTATTTTTAGCAACTTTATGTAGGAAATAATCGTCAATAATGGTGTGTATTATATCATGCGCGTTAGCAGTTATATCACACCATGTATCTTCGTCTTGATTATCCAAACTAGAAAATGTTAAAAACATACCTCGATAGCAATGCAATAACTCGTGATATAATGTTTTCCGTTTTTGTTCTTCGCTCATGTTTCTATACAACCATATCTCACATGTGTCAAAATGAGTCCTACCGAAATAATATTCGTTATTATTCATTTTGTCTAACCCACCATCGTCTTCCCAGAATACTTCTTGTGCGACTTCTTTTATGATCCATCTTCGATCATTCATCATAAATGTCATAATTTACCTCCTCCTAAAACGTAATTGATTGTCCGTGGTTATTGATCTGATAATGATTTATCATAACCACTAACTCACTCAAATACTTATAATCTCCGTGTTTACTTTTAAAATATCTTTTAAATTCCATCGTCGATGCCGATGGGAAATCTTTATACATCTTAAAATATAACATAAGTTGAAAACGTTCATATTCTTCCTTTTTATTTTTCTTCGTCATCGTAATCTCCTAATCTTATAACCACAATTTTATCTCTTTTTCTTTCAAATATTTTGCGTACTTTATAATCGATATCACTATCTTTTAAAGGCGGATTAAAACACTCCTCATTATAAGCATGAGCGAGTAAACCTATCTCGTCAAAACCCAAACGGGTCTTCGTATATAAGTAATTTATGTATGCGAAAATTTCGTTGTCTCGATTTCCGCGTTCCACAACTTTGTTTTTCTCAAAAAAATCTACGCGTTTATTATCGTTTTCACTAACAACATCATTTATATCAAGTATATATTTTCGCAAACTTTCCGGCATTTCTTTAATATTTTCCGCCGTCCCTGACAATTTATAAGGCACGCCATTAATACTACTAGGTTCTATCAATATGTAACCTTTCGTTCTAACATCAATACCGGGATAATCTTTAAAAAAATTAGCTTTATTCTTAACCTTATCAAGTTCACTATCTGATTTAAAAATCAAATGCGTACCACCACTGGGTGTCTTTTGACTTAACGTATCCACATCTTTGAGTCCTATTGATGATAATAATTTTTCAAAAGATGCGACACCATTGACACCATCGTGCATATCAATATCGATTATAAATAAATTATTCGCCACTGCTGGTAACCCAAAATTCGGATCATCCCCATTTTCAAGCCAATAAGCAACCTGTAAGGGGTCACTTGACGCATTTAATTGCCAAGTGGCCACCTTAGGTTCTTTTGAATTATTCCAAACTGGGAATACTTTCAACCCAAACTTTAAGAAGTTATCATTCAGTATTTTGTACTTGTTCATCCTTCTTCATCCCTACTTTCTTAATCCAATATCGTTGTTGACCATACTCACCAAACGACTCTCTCGTCGCGGTGCGTTGCCAATCATACATTTTATTCATAATAACAGCGATTTGTCTCGCGTCTCTTGTTGTAAACTTTGTCCTAATACCATTACAACATTTCGTATATATCTCAAGACTACATAATTTATATCCTTTAGGGAGACTATCAATATAATTTCTAATCAAACCTTCCAAAGGATTGTCATCCGTATACAAACCACGAACGTTTTCCACAATCTCATTATACTCCGCCGGAATCGTTGTGTAAATATCCTCATTCATATATTTATAAAATGCTTCTCGCCAACAATTAAGTATATATTCTTTAATCTCGTCAATATTCTTGAAGAAATTACTAGCATTTATATTGATACTAATAGGTAAATATCTACGATTTCCCGTCAAATCACTCATGAATTGTACATCATTTGTCGTCCCGATAAAGATACACGATCTCGGAACAACTTCCGCCGTATGAGCATAAGGGGGACGATACTTATCGTATTGCCTTGTGATGAAAGCCTTAATCGCCTCAACTTCACGTGCCCTAACCATCGCAAGCAATTCCGCAAACTCACAAATCCACGAGCCACTAATATTTTCAATCCCTTGTTGACCCTCAATCGTGGTAACCTCCGTATAAGCCTCATCATCGAGAGCGAGTAATCTCGCAAGTGTCGACTTACAAGTCCCTTGCCGACCCTCGAAAATAACCATATAATCGAACTTACTTCCCGGCTCATACAACCTTTTAATACCACCGAAGAACAACATTCTCGCAACTTCTCTAGCGTACACTTTCATATCACTACTCGAAGTATCGACATCACAAATAGTATGAAAGAACTCATCAATTCTTTCCACCCCATCCCACTTATCATATTCTATAATATTTTTTATAGGATGATACGACGAAATATTCCCAGGCCTATTCAAAGCATTCCAAATAAACTTATCGTCGTGAATTTTATAAACACGATCAAGATATGAAATGATACCTAATAACTCACCATTCTTCATCGTCTCCCCATCGAACTCCAAGCAATGCGTAAACTCATTAAACCTAATATGTTCTTTAATGTACCTATCATTTTGCATTATCAAATCATAATTACTAACATTATTTTGTGCCAAGTTTCCATCTTTCGTAAAAACGAACTTATCAACATTATTTTTATAAAAATCTTCTTCCAACGCGTCACTAATATTCTTATTATACTCTTCTAACTCTTTATTTCTTTTTTCTTTCTCTAAATTTTGCGTATATTCTTCTAATTCCTTCGCCCTTTTTTTCTCGAGTTTCTTCCGAGCCTGAGCTTCATATCTTCTTCTAACTTCCAAATGCCATTCTAATTTTCTATTCTTCTCTTCAATCGCTTCTTTTTTCTTCAAATCTCTATCTTTTAATTCTAAAATAAAATCTTTAACCAAAACCTCTGAATTAAACTCTTTCGCCCTAGCAAGTAATCTTTCACATACTCGTTCACGTTCAAATTCATCGTCATAAGTATTATATAATGCTTTAATAATCTTCCTATCCGTAACTTGATGTGCATTCAAACTCTCAATATCGCGTATGTCCTTACAAGGCTTTTGCATATCTTCACTCTTCATTTTTCATCTCCTTCTTATGCTATGCAATATAATTATATCATATCCGCAACCGAAGAGCAATATAATTTTTTACTTTACAGTAGTCAACCCTGCTGTTTTTTGTAAATGTCAACTGGTAGTTGAAAATGGGCGCTGACACTAGACAACTTTTTTTCAAGACTTTTATAAGAAAAAAAAAAAAAAAAAAAAAGGATTATTATTTT